AGCCAATTGCAACATTCCCAGGTACTGGAGTTGTAGTATATGGACAAAAAACATTACAAACAAAAGCATCTTCATTAGATAGAGTAAATGTTCGTAGATTATTAATTTCATTAAAATCATATATTTCTCAAGTTGCTAATAACTTAGTATTTGAACAAAATAGTATAGCTACTCGTAATGCTTTCTTAGCACAAGTAAATCCATACTTAACATCAGTTCAACAAAGACAAGGATTATTTGCATTTAAAGTAGTAATGGATGATTCAAACAATACGCCAGATGTAATTGATAGAAATCAATTAGTAGGTCAAATCTATTTACAACCAACTAAAACTGCTGAATTTATTTACTTAAACTTCAACATTTTACCTACAGGAGTAAGTTTCGAATAATTTTTTAAAAACATAATATTTATAACAAAATTAAATAAAATAAAAACATGGCAGTATTAGATCCAAACGAAATATTTTTCACAGCATTTGAACCAAAACAACAAAATAGATTTATTATGTATGTTGACGGTATACCTTCGTATATAATTAAGGGAGTAAACGCTGTGACGCTAACCCAAGATAGTATTCCTCTTAACCATATAAACGTACAACGTTTCGTTAAAGGTAAATCTAAATGGGGTGAAATCCAATTAACATTATTTGATCCAATTACACCTTCGGGTGCTCAGGCAGTAATGGAATGGGTACGTTTACATCACGAATCTGTAACAGGTAGAGATGGTTATTCTGACTTCTATAAGAAAGATTTAACAATAGATGTTTTAGGTCCAGTAGGTGATATTGTATCAGAATGGATTATTAAAGGTGCATTAATTACAAATGCTAACTTTGGTGATTATAGCTGGGATAATGAATCAACAGCACAAAATATCCAAATTACAGTACAACCAGATTATTGTGTATTAAACTTCTAATTAATAAAAATAATTTTAAAGATAGCTCGCAATTTTTGCGAGCTTCTTTTTTTCTTATATATTTATATAGGACAAAAAGTTATAATAAATAAAAATTATGGAAGAAAACAAATTTAGTTTCCCAACAGAAATTGTAGATTTACCTTCAAAAGGTTTAATTTACCCTGAAACATCTCCTTTATCATCTGGAACAGTTGAAATGAAATACATGACAGCTAGAGAAGAAGATATATTAACAAATCAATCCTATATTCAAAAAGGGACAGTACTTGATAAATTACTTGAATCCTTAATTGTAACAAAAGGAGTAAATGTTAAAGATTTAATTGTTGGAGATAAAAATGCATTATTCGTTGCAGCTCGTGTTTTAGGATACGGTAAAGATTATTCATTTAATTATGCTGGAGGAGAAATAACAGTTGATTTATCAAAAGTAGAAAATAAATCTTTTGATGAATCTCAATTCACTAAAGGAATAAATGAATTTTCTTATACTTTACCTCATTCTAATAATAAAATTACCTATAAAATATTAACAGGAAATGATGAAACAAATATTGATAAGGAAATTGAAGGATTAAAGAAAATTAACAAAGATTTCTCGCCAGAATTATCTACTCGTTTAAAATATATGATAACTTCAGTTGAAGGTGATAGAGATAATAAATCTATAAGAGAATTTGTTGATAATTTTTTATTAGCTAAAGATTCACGTGCTTTAAGAGAATACATTAAAAAAACACAACCTGATGTTAATTTAACTTTCATAACTGATAGCGGAGTGGAGGTCGCTATCCCAATAGGGATTAACTTTTTTTGGCCTGACGCTGGATAATGCTCCTTTATTTCGTATGAGTTTGTTTAAACAAATTCACGAAATAGTATTTCATGGTAATGGTGGTTTTGATTGGAATACAATTTACAATATGCCAATATGGTTACGTAAATATACATTTTTACAAATTCAAAAACATTATGAAGATGAAGCATCAGAATATGAAAAAGCACAAAACGGAAGTAAAACAGTATTAATGGATTCATCAGGTAAAGTTAATAAATCCGAATTTAATAAAACTGCTAAACCTATTACACCACCAACATACATTACGAAGGCCTCTAAAAAATAGAGGCTTTCAATATTTATAATAAATAATAAATAGACAGATGCCTACTCCTGAAGAAATAAAAAAACAAAAAGAATTAAATGATCTTTTAGTTAAAGAAAACGAAATTCTTAGAGATAGATTAAAGCTTCAATCTGAAAGTTATGATTTATCTTCAACACTAGTAGAAGACTTAAAAGATATTTTAGGTATTGAATCTAGAAGAAGTGTTTTTGAATCTGGCATATTAGATATTAATAAAAAAATAAATAGAGCTATACGTGATCAAAGATTAGAATTTGAAGAAATAGAAGATATTCAAAAACAAATTTCTAGAAATATTATCACAATTAATAAAGCTAAATTATTTGAAACCAGTTTAGAAAGTCAATTAAATGCTCTTGGTAAACAAAAAGCAGAAAAAGATGCTAACAGAATAAACAATATTGAAAATTTTAATAAAGCTGTTGTTAAACAATATAAAGAATTAAGTAATATATTATCTTTATCTAAAGATGAAAGAGATCTTCGTAAAGATGAAATAAAAGAACTTAGAAATAAAATATATACCAATGAAAAACTAATAGAAAGTAATTTTAAAAATATGAGTCTTTCTTCTAAACAGTTTTATATTACTAAAAAACAACGAGAAGAATTAGAAAAAATAAATGTTGAATTAAAAAAAGAAGAAGAAAAAAGAAAAGAAATACAAAAACAATTAGGTATTTTTGGAGGTGCGTTAAAAGGATTAGAAAGAATCCCAGTATTAAAAAATTTAGGTATTGATTTTAAAGAAATTCGTGAAGAAGCTGAAAATACTACTAAAGCAACAAAAAGTGGCGTTCAAGGATTAGGAGCAGGATTAAAATCATTAGGTAATCAACTTAAATCATCACTTACAAATCCAGCAAACATAACTTTATTTGTTATACAACAAATAATTGATGCTCTTATAAAATCAGATAAGGCAACAGGAGAATTAGCAAAAGCATTTGGTACTTCATATAATGAAGCAAATAATTTAAGAAATGAACTTAATAATATAGCTAATTCAAGTGGAGATATTAATATTACAACTTTAGCATTACAAAAATCATTAATAGCTGTTAATAAAGAATTTGGAACAGCAACAATGCTTAGTGGAGAATTATTAAAAGATTTTACTCAATTAACAGAAGTAGCTGGTTACACAAATGAAACTGCAGCTCGTCTTTCTAAAATATCAGTAGCAACAGGAACAGATTTATCAGATAATACAGCTAAAATATTAGGTCAAGCTAAAGCATTTAATATAACTAATAAATTAGCTTTAAATGAAAAAGAAATTGTTGAAGATGTAGCTAAAGCATCTAAAGCAACAACTTTATCTTTAGGAATGCATTCAGGTAAATTAGCTCAAGCCGTGGCTCAAGCAAAAGCATTAGGAGCAAATTTAGAAAAAGTAGAAGCAATATCTCAATCTTTACTTAATTTTGAATCATCTATATCCTCAGAATTAGAAGCTGAGTTAATAACAGGTAAAGATTTAAATCTAGAGCGTGCTCGTATGTATGCTTTAAATAATGATATAGCTGGAGTAGCAAGAGAAATAGCAGGACAAATAGGTACAGCTGCTGATTTTACTAATACAAATGTTATAGCACAAGAAGCATTAGCTAAATCTGTTGGTATGACTAGAGAAGATTTAGCAGCTTCATTAATTGAAAGAGAAGCTTTAGCTAAAATTGGATTAAAAGATGCTGCAGCCGCTAAAGAAAAATTTGATGATTTAGTTAAACAATATGGTTATGAAAAAGCTATTCAAAAATTAGGTGATGAAAAATATGGTCAACAGTTAGCTTCTCAATCTATTCAAGAACGTTTTAATGCTTCGATTGAAAAATTAAAAGAAATATTTGTTAGTTTAGCAGGCCCTATATTAAAAGTGATATCTCCTATAGTAGATATATTAGCCCCAATATTATCAGTTATTGGTGGTATAGTAGGAAATATTGCAGGTGCTTTTGGAAAAATATTAGGCCCCCTTGCTGCTGGTTATGCTATATTAAAAAGTACACAACTTGTCTTAACATCAATTTCAGCAATACAAGCATTTATAACCAAATCCCAAACAACTCAACTAGGATTAGGAGGTAGTATTTTAGCTAACTTAGGTTTTCAAAGAGCAGTATTAGCATATAATTTAATTATGAAAAGAGAAGATAATAAATTATCAGCAATTTCAGCCTTTTTATCTCAAACAATATTAGGTAGTATAATAGCTCAAGGAGCTGCTATATTAAAAAATATAGGAAGAGCTACTTTAGAATTAATTATAAAAAATCAAATAGCATTAGCTACTTTAACTTCAAGTGCTGCTTTAACTTTTGGGGTAGGGGCAGCAGTAGCAGTAGCAGCAGCATTAGCTGGATATGCTGTTATGAAAGCTGTAGCAGCAGATGATTTAATATCATCACCTGAAGGATATGGTAAACGCACATTATTAGCACCAGAAGGTGCAATAGCGTTAAACGATAAAGATACAATAATAGCTGGTACTGATTTAGGAGGCAATAAATCATCTTCTCCATTATCACAACCAATTAATAATAATAAAATAAACAAACCAATAAATCCACCACCACTAACTATTGATTATAATAAAATGGCAGCAGCCGTAGCAATATCAATAGCTAAAGAAATAAATAACAGACCAGTTCAAGTTTCAGTAGAAATGGATGGTGAAAAAGTAGCTAAAGGTGTAGGTAATAACTCAACTAAATTTAGTAATTCTATGAGCACAAATACTTTTCAAGTTCAATAATTTATAATATTTATAATCAAAAACAAATATCATGGGACTATTAGATAAATTAAAAACTCAAGGAACACCATTCAGTGTAGACAATGGAGCAACACCACCTATTAATCCAGGTGCAACAAAACAATCAAAATTACATGCTAATGGAGGACAACCTTCATATTCATTAAATGGGAGTAATTTTATAGATGTAAATGCAGCATATAATGAATATAGAGATGGTGTACCAAATATACTACCACAACCATCACAGTTAGATCTAAATGGAACAATACCAAAAGTAGCTGGTAAATTACCTTATTTAGATAACTTACCTAAATAATTAAATGGGGTTAATAAACCTACTTACAGATCCAAAAAACTTTAAGTTTTATAATGGCGGACAAGGTTATACCGGCAACGGAAATCAGCCTGGTTTGACTAATATCCCTTATGGTAAAGATAGAATTGATGGAGGAAGTAGTGGCCAACCCTATATTCAAATTCCAATTCCTGATGACATAAGTAATTTAGGAGCTGTTAATAAAGATTTTATTTTAAGAGGAGGAACTTTAGCAGTTTCAAATTCTGCTACTGATGCTTTAAGATTAACAAAAATGTTTGGTGATCTAAAATCACCTAGTGGTTTACTATTTGCTTCTAAACAACAGATATTATCACGCACAGCTGTTCGTACTCAAGCAAGTGGTAAAGGATTAAATGAAGGTATTTATAATCCATTAACTACTATAGCACAAGCTGGTGTAGTAGCATTTGGAATTCATTTAAATAAACAATCATTAATAATACCATATTCAGAAACAGTAACTAATAATCAACAGCCTGAAGATAATAGGTTATATAGTTTATACGATGAAAAAATAATAAATAAAAGAGGCTCTCTTCCAGGAATTAAAGGATTCGCAACTGACCCAATTAGTTTAAATCCATTATTACTTTCATACTCAGGAGGACCAGGATCTACTTTAGGAGTAGGAAAAACTAATATAAGATTTGCAGATCAAAGAACAGGTGTAAATAATTCATTAGCCAAAACTAATCCAATATATTTTTACAAGGGATCTTCAAGATCTATTGATACATTAAATAATAATCAAATATCACAAGGTGGTATACTTATTGATCCTAGCCAATCATGGACAACTACAGGTAAATATAAAATTTATGATGTTTCAAAATCAAAATATATAAATTATACATCATCTGTTTTACCTTTATTTGATGTAAACACACCACAAGAAGCAGGAACAATTCTTCAAAATAATACTGATATACCTCAATACACTAAAGGTTCTGATTTTATATGGGGTAAAAAGAAAAAATTTTCTAGTAATTATTTAAATTATGTTACAATTCAAAATTCACGTAATATTGAAAATAATAAATCTTTAGAGATTGAACGTGAACAATCCCCTTATATAAAAAATAATAAATTAGTTGACGAAATAGTTCCTGAAAATCAAAGAATAATAGGAGTTGGTGGAAGTTTTATACAAAAAAACATAAAAACAGAACCTAATACTTTAAATATAGACGCTATACAAGAAAGTGGTTTAATATTTAATGTTAGTCAATCATGGACTTATGATTCTTATCAAATAAAATCAGGTAGTTTTGGAAAACAAGATTTACCTAAATTTAATGTAAAAGTTTCTCAAAATCAAGGAACTATTTTACAAATAACTGGTGAAAAATCATGGAATCCACAATATGATATTGCAACTAAAAATACTTCTAGTTTAACAAATAGAGTTAGTAACACATATCAAACACTAGCTTCTGGGTCTAAAATTAACAACAGTGGAAGTTATAATAATGTATATAATTCTGGTTCTTTAAAAAATAATCAATTAATTAGGAATAATAATACTTATACTTATTCTCAAACAGATTTAATAGATGAAAAAAATAATCCTGGTAAATTATCTTTTTCACCTGCAATTCGAGATTTTAGAGCAGTTCTAAGAGATAAATTAGAAAAAGTGTCAGCAGGTTCTAAACAAAAAGCTATAGATGCTGGTCAATTAACAGAAGCTCCAAATTATATAGATAAAAGTATAGAAAAAAGAGTTAAAATAGGTGGTTTAAATGGTGATGGCCCTGGAGCACGAGCAGGTAAAAGCTATGCTAATTATACTAATGGTGTAGTATACTCAGGAGGAAGAACAGGCCCACTAGATGATATAAATGCACTACTTAGCTATAAAGATACAGAAGCAGACGATACAATATCAGATTTATGTAATTTTAGAATAGCAATTATAGACAATAATACTCCTACTTTAAAAACATTTTTACATTTTAGAGCATTTTTAAATTCAATATCAGATGCATATACTGCAGAATGGAATCCAACAAAATATCTAGGAAGAGGTGAAAGTTTTTATAATTATAATGGGTTTACTCGACAAATGTCATTATCTTGGACAGTAGCAGCTCAATCTAAACAAGAGTTAATTCCAATGTATAAAAGATTAAATTATTTAGCATCATCTTTAACTCCTGAGTATAGTCCTAATGGTTATATGAGAGGTAATATGGTTCAATTTACTATTGGAGGTTATATATATGAACAACCAGGTATAATTACTAGTTTAACGTATGATATTAGTGAAGATACAACATGGGAAATAGGAATAGATGTTGATGGAGAAAGAGACACAAAAATTAAACAATTACCCCATATTCTTAAAGTAACATGTAATTTTACACCTATACAAAAATTCAGACCTGAAGTACAATATTTTGATAATGATTATAAACATTATATATCATTAGAAGATCCTACAGGAAATGAATATGGTAGTACTGCTCCTGATGTTACACCGACAGATGTAACACCTGAAGCAAACGAAACGAATACAGATGAAAAAAGATTAATAAATCCTAAAATTGAAAATCCAAAATATATTCCTCCTCCACCTCAAACATCAGTACCCCCACGTTATAGTATTCCTGATGACAAATATTCAAATCCTGAATTATTTATCCCACAAAAACCAAGGAACGGATTTGGCGGCGGAGGCTTCGGCGGAGGCGGTGCAGGAGGAAGTTGGTAATTAAAATATAATGAATAGATATCAAAACATACCAAAAACAAAAATAGATGGAAATGTAGTTTATGTAACTTCACGTTATCCTGAGGTTCCTTTATCCTCTAATGATATTTATGTATATACAACACAAGGAGATAGATTTGATACTTTAGCTCAACAGTTTTACAATGATAGTTCTTTATGGTGGGTAATTTCTATAGCAAATACAGCAGTAGCAGGAACCGATTTACCATCAGATTTACCACAAAACTCATTAGTAGCGCCAGAAGGAATACAAATTAGAATTCCTGCAAACTATCAAAATGTGATAAATGATTTTAATTCAATAAATGGTTAATGTATGAATATAGTAGGTGAAGGTATTAATGAAAAAATAGCAAATCAAATTGCACAGCGTCAAAAAGTATATGGTTCTATAAATAGAAACAATACAGAATTAACATATTTAAATACTAGAAGTGGATGGTGTAAATTAATGTCTAGTGTAAGTATTGACCAAACAACACCTATTAGAAATTTAAATATTCCTGCTGGAACCCAACTTGCAAAAAATAATGTATTATTTAATGGTATTGTATCTTATAATCCTGATAATAACTCATTTAAAAATAATCAAGGAATAGCATTTGATGGCAGTATTTTTAATACAGGAGCTTATGGTTTAGGAGGTACAGAATTCGGTTTAAGACCAATGCCTGGTATACTTTCAGCTGAAATTAGAACGGAAACAAGAGGCTCAATAAAAACAGCAACAGTAAAAATCCAAGCAAATAATAGACAACAATTTGATATAATTGATTTATTATATATGCGTTTAGGATATAGTGTTTTATTAGAGTGGGGGCAAAGCTCTTATTTTGACGATAAAGGTAATTATATAAAAGATAATCCATATTCTTTAATGGGTTATTGGTTTAAAGGAAATTGTCCTGATCCTAATGATAGTAGTAAACAAATTCCATTAACATATAATTCAATATTACCATTAATAGATAGATATAGATTAGCATCGTTTGGAAATTATGATGCTATATTTGCTAAAGTAGTTAATTTTACTTGGACTGTTACTAATGATGGAAAATATGATATCACAATAAAATTAATAAGTTTAGGAGATGTTATTGAATCTTTAAAAGCAAATACTTTACTAGGTGGAACTCAAACTCAAACTACAGAAATTCAAGAAAAGAGAAACTCTAATTTACTAGAACGAGGAATATCAGCTATTGGTGAATTTTTTAACCCAACAAGTCCAATAGAATCATTTGAACAAGCCCATGAAATTGGAAAAGAATTTAAATTAATATATGATCTTTTAAATGAAAACTCCCCAGATGTATATGGTTTAACACCATACAAAGTAAGTTATACTGATCCAGATAAAAATGAATTATATTCACATATAGAATATTTTTCACAAACATTTGAAGGTGGATCGCAAGGATATTACATAAGATTTGGTGCTTTTTTATCCTTTTTAAAAGCAAAAGTAATTCCTAATATAAATAATGATCCAAATATTAAGTTAATAGACGTAGATTTTAATAGAATAGGTAATATTATTTACACCCAACCATATACAATTAGTGCAGATCCTAAAGTATGTTATGTAAAAAAATCAATTTATGTTACATCTAAAGGTCAAAAATATGATTTTATACCGGGTGCTGATGATTTTATAATAGATTTTAATGGTGATACTAATATTAAAGGTAAATATGGAAATATAATGAATATTTATTTTAATATGGAATGGATTCTTAATAAAATAGATGAAATTAAAGATAATAAAGGTAAAATATCTTTGTATGGTTTATTGGATGCTTTATGTAAAGGATACAATGAATCAACAGGAAATTTCAACAAATTAGAACCAATAATTGACACAGAAACAAATACTATTAGAATTGTAGATGATGTAGCACTTCCAGATAAAGATGCTATATTAAAATCAAAATACATTACAGATGTTTATAAGGATATATCAACAGAAGAAGTAATATTTGATACATATGGGTATTATGCTGGAACATTAGAAAGTATTTATGGTAATAAAGTACCACATGCTGGTTTTATTAAAGATTTAAGTTTTACTACAACTGTATCACCAGAATTAGCTACAATGATTACTATTGGATCAACAAAACAGGGATATATAAAAGGAGCAGATGCTACTTCTTTATCTAGAATGAATAATGGTTTAACAGATAGATTTAAAGAAAAAATAACAAATGCTGATGAAACAGAAGAAACAATAGAAACGCCAAAACCATTAGAGGTTCAATATAAAGCAGCTCTTACTTCTTTTGATAATTTTATTATAGATTTAGGAACTAATGTTAATAAAAAACTCCCAAACTATGTTTTAGATTCAATACAAGATTATAAAAATCTTCAAACGCAACTATTAGAATATTATCAATACGCTGAAATAGAAAAAAATGTAAAATTCGATCCAACTATATCATCAGCAAATAGTGGATTTTTACCATTTGATTTATCTTTAAAAATGGATGGACTATCAGGAATGAAAGTATACCAAAAATTTACTATTGATACTAATTTCTTACCAACAAATTATCCTGGTACTTTAGAATTTTTAATTAAAGGTATAAATCATGTTATTGATAACAATGAATGGACTACTAGTATTGAATCAATGGCTATTCCTAAAAATCCATTTGCTATTACTGGATCTAGTGAAGCAGAAAGAAGTGCAAATAGAGGAGAACCACAAGAATATAGTACAACATCTCCAACATTTTATTACCAATCTAATTTACCACCGGAACAAGCTAAAAATAGAGCTACATTAACACGTATTTTAGATGATGGCACACAAACTTTAGGAATTTTAGAAATATATGATGTGAATCATGTTAATATTATATATAGATTGGCTACAGTAGAATTACCTTGGAAAAATAATCAAAACGGAAGTAGTTGTATTCCAACAGGTAATTATTTAGTAAACAGTAGACAAACATCTAAATATGGTAAACATTTTTGGTTAGTAGGAAGTGAATCAGGACAATGGAAACGAATTCCAGGATCAAATCCAACAGATAGAACTTGGGTATTAATACATACTGCTCCTAAAGCACCAGGGTGGTTAGCAGGATGTATAGGTCCTGGCCCTCAATTTAATTTTAAAAATAAAAATGCTCAAGGTAATCCTGATGGAATAGGTACAAATTATTTAAACCCTGCAAAAAATGAATCTACTGAGGCTTTAAATAAATTAGTAAGCACACTATATGAGGATAAAGGATTCAAAATAGAAATCAGAAATGGATTTAATGTAAGTTCAACAGCTTTACCTAAAAGTATTAATGATGCTAAAATAAAAGCCTTAGCTACTGATGTAAGATACCAAGATTTATTTAAAGGAATGTAATTATGTATTATCCATTATCACAAATCACCCCTAATTTATATACAAATGGAAATGAATTTTTCATTAATGGAGAAAGTTATACTGGATATTATTTTAAAACAAGTAAAGGAAAATACTTTACAGGTAAAACCCCTAATGATCTTCCTAATTTAGAACTTTTTCCAATTACCCAAGATTTTTGGGAAGCTACAGCTGAAACAGAATTAACAGGAAAATCATTTATTCAATTAGCTGACAACTATGATGGATTAGTTTACAATAATGAAAACCAAGACCCTAAAAGTAATTCTATTTATAATAATCTAAAACCACAACAACAAATAACTTACACTCCTTATTATAATCCACAACAACCAACACAACAAGATTATCAAAACGGAGAGTTTAGAAGATTTTTTTGTAAAAAAACAAACGAAATATTATATATTGAAATAAATAAAGATCAATACGATAAATTAATAGCAAAAGATCCTCAAATATTGTGGCAATTATATTTACCATTTAATATAACATGGCAATTAACTGGAGATGAACAACAAGTAGCTAGAGTAAATAAAAATATGGTAGAATTAGCTATAAAAAACCTAAAACTACCTAAATTCAATCTTTACATAAAAGAAGATTACACTAAGTATTATCAATAATCTTATAATATTTATAACCATATTATGATTAGATTTACAACAATATTAAAAGAATATAGTGATGCAATAATAAAAAAAGTTACGGACCGTTGGATAGGTGAAGATTCTAATGTTACTCCTGATTTAGCATTAAAGTTAATTAATACTTTTGACCAAAAAAAGGACTCACTATCTAGTAGATTACCAATACTTGTATTACCTGATGAATTAAAGCAAAGTAAGAAATACTTAGATATTACTCAATATTCATATGCTGATATAGTTAGATTACTTAAATCTATACCAGAAAACCCAGAGCAAATTAAAAAAGCAGCAGTAGCAAAGTTTGTATCAAAAGAAAACATTGATAAAGAAACAGCTCAAAGTTATACTGCTCGTTTTATGAATAAAAGAGGAAAATTAAAACAAGGTATAACTAATGGTATTGAAGATAATGAGGGAAATAAATTATTTTCAAAAGAAGAAGTTATTAATTTTATCCCTAAACGTTTATTAGATAATAATTTATATTTTGATCCTAACAATTGGAGGTGGGATGATTTTGAACAGATTATGGATGCCTTATTCCCATCAGAAAGACAATCAACAGGAGAAGAAAACACAGCAACAACAGATGCTGATAAAATATATGATAAAGATGGAATTGAAATATACAAGGGTGATGATAAACATAAATGTATATCTTACAATCCTTCAGATCCTAAAACTAAATTAAAAAAATATTCTCATTGTGTAGCGCAACCAATAGGGAGCAACATGTACGATAATTATAGATTCAAAGATATAACACCTACTTTTTATTTTTTATTTGATCGTAATAAACCATCAACAGGAATTAAACCTAGGTTTGATGATAAATGGCATGTTTTGGTAATTCAAGTACTAATTAATGAACAAGGATATATTGTAACAAATGCTAATAATGATGGAGATAAATTTGCTAAAACATGGGAAGATATATCTAATATAGTCCCAGCAGATACATGGGATAAAATTAAAGGATTAAAAGACTATTTTAAACCAATAAAATTATCCCCAGAAGAAAGAGGAAGAAAACTAAATACTGGTAAGAATTTAAATGTAGATGAATTTAAAGAATTATCCCAAGATGAAAAAGAATTATATGTACAAGGTAAAGGATCTGAAGACAAACTTACAGATGATATCTTAAATATATTACCAAATTATAAAATCAATTATGGTGGTATAACAAAAACATTAGCAAATCTAGCTATTGATAGTGGACAAAAATACAAATATTCACAACTAAAAGATAATGAAGCCTTAGCAAAACGATATGCTATCTTCAGATTTAGACATACTAATTATGGTAATACTCCAATTCCACTTCCTTTTATTAAATATTTAGATGAACCAGCAAAAGAAAAATATTTAGAAACATTTGATGCATATTTAACATATGAATATATTGAAAAATATTTTGGACCAAAAGTAACAGAAAAATATGTAAATAATCAATTAGAAAAATTAGAGTATTTACCACCATCAGCAATCAAATACGTAAACGATCCTAAAAAACGCCAATTATTAGAAGCATATTCTAAATTATTTTCAAAGTGGGAATTAGATAGTGACACAAATATAAGTGATGAACAACTAGAAAATTTAAAAACTGCACCTGAACAAAAAATAACTCCAAAACCCATAACTGAAAAAGAATGGAAAGGAATGCCGGATAATGATAGATCAAATATTATAAAAGTAGCAAAACAAATTAATGGTAAAGAACAATACTTAACCTTATTATACGCTTTACCTTATGTTATACAAGATAAAACAAATTCATATGTCTTGTTACCTAAAACATCAGATACAAATGGAAATTGGGTATTAGCAGATATTAAAGGTAATGTAGTTAAAGATAATATTAGTGGTAATGATAGCGTATTAGATGGTGAACCACTTGATTTTAATAATGGTTATATGAATATGGACTCATTTAAACGTATATATAATATAAGTGATTTAAAAATAAAATCATCAAATAATGTAAGCGAAGAATTTCGCCGTTTACAACAATTAGCAGGTATTATTACAGAGATGCCTGTAATAAGTAATCCTGTTAGTAAAAAAATCTATGGTATTGAAAAAAATTATTCACCATATGATTTTGGTCCTTTCACTGAGGACGAAGCTAAAGCTAAGGCTATAGAATATGCTAATGAAGATCCTGGAAACACATATCAACCTAGATTATATAATGCTATGCGTGATGAATTACCTGCTATAGAAAGAATGGATATGCCTCGTATAGATAAAAATGGCAATTTAGAAGATGTTAATAATACACCTTTTTCACAAGGTGATTTAGATGATTACTAAAATTTATAAAATTTAATATATTAAGGCTTGGGAAACCAAGCCTTTTTTTGTATGTTTATATCAAAAGGTTATGTTTTGGTTATTAGAAAATGAAGAGCAATTAGGATATTTTATTCAAAATCCTATAAAAGAAGCATTTGTTGAAATAATTCCTTTTAACGATAATATCCACCCTGCCATTAACGACATATCTTTAGTATATATAAAACCGTTTAATAACACTAAAGCTTATATGTTATGCGTTGACCATAGTGAAACATTTAGCATTAATAAGACAACTATATACGCGTTTATACACAAAATAGATAAAGTATGGGTACGTGATAAAAAGTCGGCACTATACTATTTTCCATTTAAAAACATATGCTGCCTGTCCCCACTTAATCCTACGTATATACAAAGCGACACACAAGCACACATACATTTTCAAAATACGGATTACCCAAAACTTAATAGAATAATACCTGTTTCTAAGCATTATGAAAAATGTGAACATATTTATGAGCAAGTAAAAAAAGTTTTATCTCAACCGTTACCCGAATATTATTCATTTTATAACGAAAAAGTAATACTAGCGTTTTTTGGAATTGAGAGAAACGGAATACAAATAAACAAAGACAAATTCAATGAAAGTTATCACCCGACTAAAGATTTTTATTCTATATACGACAATAGAATTTACACGCAATACAACTTATCTACCACTACTCGTAGACCAAGTAATTCCTTTAATGGTATTAATTTTGCCGCATTAAATAAAGATAGCGGAGTAAGATCCTCATTCATTCCAAACAATAAGTTTGTGGAAATTGATATTTCTGCTTACCACCCACATCTAGCGGCTAGGTTAATTGGTTATGATTTTCAAGGTTTAGACGTACATAGTGCATTTGCTGAAATGTACGGGGTAAGTTATGAGGAATCCAAGCAAATTACGTTTAGACAACTATATGGCGGTATTTACAAACAATACGAGCATTTAGAGTATTTTCAAATGGTGAAAGCGTTTATTAACAAAGCGTGGAACGAATTTGAAACAAATGGTAAATATAAAGTACCGATTTCAGGTTATATATTTGAAACGGAGAGGTTAGAAAACATGAATCCGCAGAAATTGTTTAACTATATTTTACAGAATGTAGAATCAGCGGTTAACACTTATATTCTAATGGATATTCATAAATTGTTAAGAGGTAAACAAACTAAAATAGTACTATATACTTATGATTCGTTTTTATTTGATATAGGAGATGAGGGGATTGAAGATGAATTGAGAGAAATATTTAAAAAATATAAATTACAAATAAAAACCAAATATGGGACAGATTATGACTTTGAGCAGACCAGATGATATGTATAACGTAGATAGTCGATATGACTTTGATACTTATATAGATTCCAACATGTTAAATAATAAATTGTTTGCGACCTTTACTGGACCTAATGAATTAGATAAACTAATTGTTAGTTTGTCTTCGACGTATACAATTATGTATAATAAAATGTTTGTACTTTATGTTAAAAGTACTGACGAATATGTTGTAACATATAATATTGAGCAAACTAATACTGATGGTATTCCTCAAAATACTATTTTAGTTCATCGTAAAAAAGAATCCAATACTTTATATACAATAAATGCTTTAAATGATTTAATTAAAAAATTAAATGGTGGGGTTGTTGATCCTAGTTTTAGAGTAAATTGGCAGCATTATAAAAATTGTATTTTATTAACAAATCATAACGAGTTAAAACAACTTAATACAAAAGTTTATAAGATTATTGATCTTTAACATATGTATAATCACATGAAGCCAGCAGATAACTTTGACCTAAGACAATTTATTACCGAAGGTCGTTTATTAAAAGAAAACATAAACGAAGGTGATTTAAAAATGTATTATGATATTCTTATGGATATTGGAGGTGAAGATTTAGCAGGTGAATATGAAGATTTAGCTAAAAAAGCTAAACAATACAAATCATTTGCTGAATTTGTAAAAAATGATCTTGAAGTATTAAACCAAGATGATTCAGAACAAGTGGATGATATAAAAACAGATTTTGTATCAGCTAAAATTAGAAAAATGTCACCAGAAGAATTTACTATGTTTGTTAAAAATATAGGAGATTATGATTTATGGAATAATGCTCCTAATGAAATTGATCCTTTTAATAATGTTGGTCAAAGAATGGATGTATTGTCTAATGAAGATATTGAAAGTATCAATAAATATTTTGATGCTTTAGTAAAATAAAAGGTTATTAATTCCTTATAAAAATTACACTATAGTTTGGTGTCTCAAACTTAAGTTCTTATATTTCCCACATTAAACAAATATAGATTTATGAATATAGATGCAATTAAACAACGACTGAATGCTTTACAGTCTAATCAGAACACAAGCAAGAAAGAAAAAATCGATTACACAAAAGTTTACTGGAAACCAAAACAAGAAGGAAAGTACCAAATTCGTATTGTTCCTTCAAAGAACAGCCCAACAAACCCTTTTCAAGAGGTTTTTGTTCACTATGGAATCTCTAAATTTCCGATTTACGCTCTAACCAACTGGGGTGAAAAAGACCCAATCGTAGAATTCGCAACAAAATTGCGCACTACAAATGACAAAGAAAATTGGGTATTAGCTAAAAAACTAGACCCTAAAATGAGAATTTTCGCACCAGTAGTTGTGCGTGGTGAAGAAGAACAAGGCGTTAGACTTTGGGAATTCGGAAAAGAAATCTACATGCAGTTATTAGGAATTGCTGAAGATGAAGATTATGGTGATTACACAGACATCAACGAAGGCAGAGACTTTACAGTCGATGTAGTTAAAGGTGATGTAGGTGGACGTCAAGGTCTAAAATCATCAATTAGAATTAAACCTAAAACATCTCCTGTAAGTAAAGATGCAGCTCAAATTCAAACATTTTTAACTGAACAACCTTCTATTTTAGAGATTCAACGTAAAATGGATTATGAGACTTTGAAAAACACCTTACAAACATGGTTAACACCAGAAGAAAATGAAGAAGAAATTATCGCTGAAGAAGAAGTAGAAGAAGTAGAAACTGCACCAGTAGCACCAGCTAAAAATTATGCTACAAAACAACCAGTAGCTTCTAAAGCAACATCAAAAGCAGAAAAATTTGATTCATTATTCGATGATGAAGATAGTTCAGACGATCTTCCATTCTAATTAAAATTAAAAAAGTTATGGCAAAAGTAAAAAGAAGCGAATCGCTAACGGCCGCCGTCTCCCAAGAGATTAAAGCCAATTTCAATCTTGATTCATTCAAGGAGAAAAAAATGCTTAACGGCAACGTTAAGTTTAAAGAACAACGATGGGTTCCTTTTTCCACTGCCTTACAAGAAGCTTTATCAATTCCCGGTATTCCCTTAGGCCATATTTCAATGGTTAGAGGTAAAAGTAATACTGGTAAATCAACAACAGCAATCGAAGTAGCGGTAAACGCCCAGAAAATGGGCGTTTTACCGGTGCTTATTATTACTGAGATGAAGCATGATTGGAAGCATTGGAAAACAATGGGATTCGAGATGGAAGACGTTGTTGACGAATCAACCGGAGAGATTGTAGATCACAACGGTTTCTTTATTTATCGTGATAGAAGTACATTGAATTCAATTGAAGATATTGCTGCTTTTATTATTGATCTAATCAACGAACAAAAGAAAGGTAATTTACCTTACGATTTATTATTTATTTGGGATTCAGTAGGATCAATTCCTTGCCAAATGAGTTTAGATCAAGGTAAAAACAATCCAATGTGGAACGCAGGTGCAATAGCAACACAATTTGGTAATTTTATTAACCAACAAATTGTAATGTCTAGAAAAGAAACCTACCAATACACAAATTCATTGTTCATTGTAAACAAAACAGGTGTTGCACCAGCAGAAGGTCCTATGGCTCGTCCAAAAATGACTAACAAAGGTGGTGACACGTTCTATTATGATGCTTCATTAGTATTAACATTTGGTAATATCACAAACGCTGGTACATCTAAATTAAATGCTACTAAAGATAAGAAAAAAGTTGAATTTGCTTTACGTACTAAAATTGCTTGTGATAAAAACCACATTAATGGTATTACAACAACAGGTACTATTGTAAGTACAGTTCATGGTTTTATCAAAGATGATACTAATATTATTAATAAGTATAAAAAAGAACACGCTAATGAGTGGATTAGTATACTTGGTGAAGGCGAATATGGGATTACTGAAGATAATAGTGAATGGGAAGAAAAAGCCGATATCACTGAATTATTAGAAAACCTAGAAGCCGAATAATATGAATAAGAACGAGTTATTAAAATTACTAAACGACACTCCTGAACCTGAACAATCAGTAGAAACTAATCCTTATGAAAGAGTATTATTAATAGATGGTTTAAATCTATTTTTTAGAAATTTTGCAATGATGAATTTTACTAACCAAGCAGGTGTTCATGTTGGTGGTTTGGGTGGTTTTATTCGTTCATTGAATTCCTTAATTGGTACAATTAAACCAACGTCTGTGTACGTTGTATTTGATGGGGTAGGTTCTTCCGTAAATCGGAAGAACTTATTACCTGAATACAAATCAGGACGTAATTTAGTTAGAATTACAAATTGGGATTCATTTGAATCGCTAGAAGAAGAACACGATGCTAAAATAGACCAAATAGTAAGATTAATACATTATTTAAAATGTTTACCTGTTAAAACTATAAGTCTAGATAAGGTAGAAGCCGATGATGTTATCGCCTATTTAAGCAATATAATGTCTAATAAGTATAATTCTCAGGTTTTCATAGTATCTAATGATAAAGATTTTATTCAACTTATAACGGATAAAATTACAGTATATAGACCTACAGAAAAAGATTTTTATACTAAAAATTTAGTTAAACAGAGCTTTGGAGTCTTAACAGAAAATTTTATATTATATAAAACATTGTTAGGAGATAAATCAGATAAAGTAGAAGGTATAAAAGGATTAGGTGAAAAAGGACTATTAAAAAAGTTTCCTGAATTAGCAGAACGTCCTTGTACATTACAAGACATCTATGATATTTCATGTGCTAAGTTTAAAGAACATATTGTTTATGCGAGGGTTGTTGATGAAATTGACAAATTAGAAAATAATTATGTAATTATGGACTTACACAATCCACTAATGGATGATATAGAAAAAGATTATATTAACGAGGTTGTGATTGAACCGTTGTCACCACTAAAAGTTAACGATTTTATGCGTCTTTATAATGAAGATGGATTAAGTCATATGATTAAAAACACAGAATATGTACTTAACACTACATATCAAACACTAAACGGTTTCGCTAAAAAGATATGACCCTTAATTCATTCCATAATATTTATTATAAAATAATATGGTAATATATTTAACTAAAAATTTAATTAATGGAAAACAATATATAGGTAAAGATATTAATAATAATCCTAACTATTTAGGGAGTGGTACTTATATAAAAAAAGCTATTATAAAATATGGTAAAAATAACTTCGAAAAAATCATATTGGAAAAGTGTAATTCAAAAGAAGAGTTATGGAAAAGAGAAGAATGGTGGTTAAATTTTTATCAAGCAGAAACTAACCCATTATTTTACAATAAAACAAATAAAGCATTTGGAAACTCAGGACAAACAGAACATGGAAAATTAAAAATAGCTGAATATCAAAAAGGTAAAGTTCGTTCTGAAGAAACAAAAAAACGTATGTCTGAAAATAGAAAAGGACATAAAATGTATAATGATGAATGGAAAGAAAAAATTAGTCAATCTTTAATTGGTAAAACACGAACTAAAGAATGGAAAGACAAACAAAGTGAAATTTTAAAAGGAAATAAAAACAGAAGAAAAAAAGTTATGCAATACGACAAACAGAAAAATTTTATTAAAGAGTGGGATTCTGTTTTAGAAGCAGCTATCTTTTTAAATAAAAAAACAGGAGCAGCTATTACAGAAGTATGTAGCGGAAAAAGAAAATCTATATATGGTTATATTTGGGAATATAAAAAATAGATTGTATATTAAAGTATTAACAATTAAATTATAAAAGTTTTGACATTAGGATCACTAGACAAATATGGGATGGGTTTTCAAACCAAAGTACTATCATCCTTACTTACACATAAAGCATTTTTACTAAATATACAAGATGTATTAAGTGATGAATATTTTACAAATCAAGCACATAAATGGATTATTAAAGAAATATTAAAATATTTCAATAAATATCACACATGTCCTACTATGGATGTTTTAAAAGTAGAGCTTAAGAAAATCGATAATGAAGTTTTACAACTATCAATTAAAGAACAATTAAGAGAAGCTTACAAAGCATCAGATGATGATTTAAAATATGTTGAAGAAGAATTTTCAAATTTCTGTAAAAATCAACAATTAAAAAAAGCATTATTAACAAGTGTAGATTTTCTAAATGCAGGTGACTATGATTCAATTAGATCATTAATTGACAACGCTTTAAAATCAGGTCAAGACAAAAATGTAGGCCATGAATACAATAAAGATGTTGAATCACGTTATAGAGAAGATCATAGAACAATAGTACCTACACCATGGCCCGAAATTAATGATTTATTACAGGGTGGATTAGGTAATGGTGATTTTGGATTATTATTTGGTAATCCAGGTGGTGGTAAATCATGGTCATTAATAGCTCTTGGTGGTTATGCTGCTAGTTTAGGATATAACGTGTTACATTATACACTAGAATTAGGTTCTGATTATGTAGGTCGTAGATATGATGCATTCTTTACAAAAATTTCAGTACAAGATATTACTAAACATAAAATTAAAGTAGAAGAAGCAATATCAAATTTAACAGGTCAAATAATAATAGCAGAATATTCACCAGGTAAAGCATCAGTCTCTACAATAGAAGCGCATATTAAAAAATGCATGGATCAAGATTTCAAACCAGATCTTATTATTATAGATTATGTTGATCTATTGAGATCTAAAAAGAATAATCGTGAACGAAAAGATGAAATTGATGATATTTATGTAAGCACTAAAGGACTTGCTAGAGAATTAAACTTACCAATTTGGAGTGTATCTCAAGTAAATAGAGCGGGAGCAAAAGATAATATTATTGAAGGAGATAAAGCAGCAGGATCATATGATAAAATGATGATTGTTGACGTAGCTATATCTTTATCAAGAAAAAAAGAAGACAAAGTAAATGGAACAGGAAGATTTCACATTATGAAAAATAGATATGGAATAGACGGATTATCGTACTATTTAAAAGCTAATACATCTACTGGCCACTTTGAAATTTTATCTCAAATGGATGAAGATGATGAAAATAATCAAAATACTCCACCCCCTCAACAAAATAAACAATTCGGGAATAGTATTAGCCCTGTAGACAAGTCAATTATTCAACAAAGGTTTTTCGAATTATCAAACACAAATTAAAAAAAAAAATTATTAAAAAAAGAAAATGTTAACAACAGAATCCCAAATTCTATCTGAGATCACAACTCACCTCAAGTATGCTAAATTCAATCCTGAATTACAGCGAAGAGAAACATGGCACGAGTTAGTTACTCGTAACAAAAACATGCATATTAAAAAATATCCTCAATTAACTGAGGAAATTGAAAATGCGTATCAATATGTTTATGACAGAAAAGTATTACCATCAATGCGTTCAATGCAGTTTGCTGGTAAACCAATTGAAATAAACAATGCAAGAATATTTAATTGTTCTTATTTACCAATAGATGATTACAGAGCATTCTCTGAAATTATGTTTCTATTATTATCAGGTTGTGGAGTAGGCTATTCAGTACAAACACACCACGTAGAAAATTTACCTGAAATTAGAAAACCATTAAAATCAAAACGTTATTTAGTTGGTGATTCAATAGAGGGGTGGGCTGATGCGGTTCGTATGTTAACTAAAGCATATTTTGGACAAACATCAACCGCTCCTTTATTTGATTTTAGAGACATCAGAGCAAAAGGTGCATCATTAATCACTGTAGGTGGTAAAGCCCCAGGTCCTGAACCATTAAAAATTGCTTTAATTCATATGCAAGCGATTTTAGATCGTAAAAAAGATGGTGAAAAATTAACATCTGTAGAATGTCATGATATCATTTGTCACTTAGCTGATGCTGTATTAAGTGGTGGAATTAGAAGAGCAGCTTTAATTGCTTTATTTGATTTAGATGATGAAGAAATGTTAACTTGTAAATTCGGACCATGGTGGGAAACAAATCCACAAAGAGGTAGAGCTAATAATTCTGCTGTATTATTAAGAAATAAAATCGATAAAGAAACATTCTTAAGCTTATGGGGTAAAATTGAAGCGTCTAACAGTGGTGAACCTGGTTTCTTATTTACAAACGATAAAGATTCTGGAACTAACCCATGTGCTGAAATTAGTTTAAAACCAAATCAATTCTGTAATTTATGTGAAATTAATGCTTCAGACATTGAAACACAAGAAGAATATAATGAAAGAGCTAAAGCAGCAGCATTTATCGGTACATTACAAGCAAGCTATACTGATTTTCATTACTTAAGAGATGTTTGGAGAAAAACAACTGAAAAAGAAGCATTATTAGGTATTGGAATGACAGGTATTGCTTCAGGAGCTGTATTAAAATTAGATATGAAACAAGCAGCTAAAATTGCTGTTGAAGAAAATGCAAGAGTAGCAGAAATATTAGATATTAATAAAGCAGCTCGTGTAACTACAGTTAAACCATCAGGTACTACATCATTAGTATTAGGTACTTCAAGTGGTATCCATGCTTGGCATGATGATTTCTATATGAGAAGAATTCGTTTAGGTAAAAATGAAGCATTGTATTCTTATTTAAGTATGTATCATCCTGAAATGTTAGAAGATGATTTCTTTAAACCAACCTTACAATCAATTGTTTCTGTACCACAACGTGCTCCACAAGGCGCTATAACACGTAAAGAATCAGCTATGGATTTATTAGAGCGTATTAAAACAATCAATAAAAATTGGATTAAACCAGGTCATAGAAAAGGCTCTAACATGCATAACGTATCTGCTACAGTTACTATTAAACAAGATGAATGGGATTCAGTAGGTGAATGGTTATATGAAAATAAAGAATACTTTACAGCATTATCGTTCTTACCTGAAGACCTTGGTACTTATGTACAAGCTCCTTTTGAAACAATTACAGAAGAACAATTTAATGAAGCTGTAAAATCATTACATCAAGTTGATTTATCAAAAGTAATTGAGATAGATGATAATACAGCATTGATGGACCAAGCGGCATGTGCTGGTGGTGCCTGTGAAATAATTTAATATTTTAAAATATGTTGCGAAAAATAAAAGAAAGAATATTCCCGTTTATAATAGCATTATCTGCTTTATCAGTTAGTGCTTCAGCAGCTTATTACAGTGTCACTGGTCTCAGCATGTTATTTGCTGGGGCTAGTGTAGCTGTTTTAATAATGGCTTCATCTTTAGAAATTTCTAAATTAGTAATTGTTTCTTTGTTATATCAATATTGGGATAAACTTAATAGTTTATTAAGAAGTTATTTAACCTTAGCTGCTACTATATTAATATTAATTACCTCTGCAGGTATATATGGGTTTTTATCTGGAGCTTATCAAACAACAGCAAATCAATCATCAATAGTTGATCAAAAGATTCAAACTCTAGAAACTAAAAAGGGTTTGTATGAGGATACTAGAAATAATATTCTAAAAGAAAAACAATCAATTGCAGAATTAAAAGGTACTTTATCTTCTTCAACTACAACTCAATCAACTGATAGAAAAGGTAATTTAGTAATAAAATCAAATAAAGCAAATATTGAGCAATTACAAACAGCTAATCAATCAGATGAAAGATTAACTACTAAATTAGATATCACTAATGATTCTATATTTGCCTTAGAAAATAAAATATTAGAGGTAAAAACTACATCTAAAGCAGCTAATGAATTAGGTCCTTTAAAATATTTAAGTAATCTTACAGGACAATCTATGGATAAGATTATTAATTGGTTTTTATTAGTTATTATATTTGTATTTGATCCTTTAGCCATCAGTTTAGTAATTGCTGCTAATTTTGCATTTGCGAGATTAAAACCAAAACCTCCACCAGAAGTTATTCCTGAGCCTTCTCAACCAATCTATCAACCTCCAACACAACCTGATAATACAAATGTTTTTTTAGATAAAATAAGTAATATAACAGAAAGTAATATGGATTTTATAAATAAGCAGGAACATTTAAAAAATGAAATAGAACGATTTAAAGAAGAAACAAAAACATATTTTTAAAATCTATATTAATTTCTTATATAAAATTATTAAATTTTTAAATTAAGCTTGGAAAACCAAGCTTTCTTTTGTATATTTAAATCATGAAAATTAGTCACGAAGTTCCTTTATGTTTATTAGAGGATAGTTTATGGTTCAATGATTATCAATATTGTTTACCACATTTATTAGATCAAAGCGAAGAATATAAAAATTTCTTTATTAGAGCTAAGCAAAATAATGTGTATATAATAATGGATAATTCACTTCACGAATTAGGTCATGCTTATGATAGTGAACGCTTATTATACTGGATTAACGAGTTAAAACCCAATGAATTTATTATTCCTGATGTATGGCAAGATATGAAAGGTTCAATCAACAATGCTAGAGAATGGTCTAAAATTGACTTACCTGAGGAAGTTACTAAAGTAGCTGTAGTTCAAGCAATGAATTTAAGTGAAGCAATGACTTGCTATCAATATTATAGAGATTTAGGTTATACAAAAATAGCATTTTCTTATGGTGCTTCTTATTATAGTGAATTAAATAATCATCCTAATCCAGATTTAGCTAAAGCTTTAGGTCGTATTTATATGATTAATCATTTATATAAAATTAAATTAATTAAAGACGATCACAGAGTACATTTATTAGGATGTCAGGTACCACAAGAATTTAGCTGGTATAATAATATGTCTTTTATTGAAACAATAGATACTTCTAATCCTATTATGGCAACATTAGATAATATAGAATATCATTCAACAGGTTTACAAACTAAACCAAAAGCAAACATGAATAATAATTTTTATATTAACCCAGATGAAATTGACTATGAATTATTAAACCACAACATTTCCACATTTAAAGATTTAACAAATACAATATATTAATATGCAAGAACAATATCAATCACTTTTCGATTATCTAGGAAAACCAGCAGGTACAGATTTAGGTAAACAAGTTTTTACTGAATCTAAAAAACAAGGTATAAAAACAATAATAAGAGAAGTTAAAACAAAAAATTATGAAGGAAAAGTAATGGTTTATCCTACATCTTTTTTAGAAAATTACTTTAATCCTCAACCAACTCAACCAAATATTTTTGATGATCTTCTATTTTAATTTGGAAAACAATAAAAATTTTAATATATTATAAATATGAATAAAAAATATGCTGTACTCTCCTTAAGTGGAGGAATGGATTCAAGCACATTATTAATTAAACTCCTATCAGAAAACTATCAAGTAGTTGCACTCTCTTTTGATTATGGACAAAAACATAAAGTAGAATTAGAAAGAGCTACTGAATTGGTAAAATATATTAATAGTAGGAGCATTGGTACTAAAGGAGGATATGGAGGGTATGAATTAGTCAAACATCAAATAATTACATTAGATGGTTTAGCACAATTACTTAATTCTTCATTAGTTGAAGGTGGTGCTGAAGTACCTGAAGGACATTACGCTGAAGAAAATATGAAGGATACTGTAGTACCTAATCGTAATAAAATATTTTCAAGTATTATTCAAGCAGTAGCTTTATCTATTTCTAATAAAAAAGAGGCGGAATGTGTTATTGCTTTAGGAGTACATAGTGGTGATCATTCTATTTATCCTGATTGCACAGAAGCATTTAGAAATGCGGATGAATATGCTTTTAAAATAGGAAATTGGGACTCAGAATTAGTAAATTATTACACACCATATATGGAAGGTAATAAATTTACAATCTTAGAAGATGGAGTTAAATGTTGTGATGAATTAGGTTTAGATTTTGATGAAGTATATAAACGTACTAATACAAGTTATAAACCAATTAAATTAATAAAATCAGAAAAAAGATTTAAAGGAACAGAAGACGAAATAAATGTATTCTTTGAAGTATGGTACAGTGACTACAAATCAGCATCTTCAGTTGAACGTGTAGAAGCATTTATGAAATTAGGTCGTCCTGATCCTTGTGAATATGCTGACGAAAATGGTCCTGTAGCTTGGGAACACGTAGTCTCTTACGTATGTTCAGTGCTAGAAAATCATGAGAAAGAAACGTCAAATAACTGATAGACCAATGTATGCTATTATAAATAAAAACGGTGAAGTATTTGCTGGATTATTAAGTGGTTATCCACAATGGTCTTCTGATTGGGATAATGTTAAACTATTATTTCGAGAAAATACTGCTTTTATTTATAATACCAACCCAACAGAATACGAATTAATAAATGAAAGTGAATTATAAACAGCCCAAATTCGATCCACAAACTGGAGAAATTAACCCTTATATGATAGATTTAGAATTAAAAACAAACAAACAACCAGATCCAAGAAAACACCAGCTAGTAAGCTTTATCAAATCAGGCATCAGAATCTCAGGCTACATTTGTTTGCCTTTTGATTTAACAATTGCTTGCCTTATCTTGGTTTTCTCAGAATTAGTTGGTATATTAGAAGAATTAGTATAACATAGTGTGCTCCTTGATTTTTAACATATTTATAATCATGGAGCACACCAAAATATATTATTTACATTATGGAGATAATATTCCTTTTTATGTAGGGAAAACTAGAAATGAATATCATAGATTATTTAACCATAAAAAAACGTTTGGTAAAAACACTGTGATGGAAATAATAGATGAAGTTTTAAATTGGAGAAAATGGGAAGTGTATTATATTGAAGAATTTAAAAAACAAGGATATATTCTTCAAAATAAAAATAAAGGTGGAGGTGGCTCTGAAAAATGGGAAGATAAATCAATCCAAAAACTAAAATCTCACCCTACAAGAGGTAAAAATATAAGTGAATCTCATAAAGGAAAACAAAAATCACATAAAGGAAAAAAATTTAAAGAAGAACATAAACAAAAAATAAAAGCAACAAGAGATTTTCTCAAAAATAGGCCTAATACTTGGATTAATACTCCTGTATTACAATATGATTTAGAAGGAAATTTTATTAAAGAGTGGTCATCTCAATTAGAGGCTACTAAATATTTAAATAAAACAGGAGATGGAATAGGAGCTTGTTGTAGAGGAAGACAAAAAAAAGCTTACAATTACATTTGGAAATTTAAAAAATAAATTATATATTACAAACATGAAAAAAATATTTTTATTTACAGCAGAGTGGTGTCCTGGCTGTAAAACATTAGAACCAACAATGGATAGAGTTAGAGATGCAGGAGTAACTGTTGAAAAAATTAACATTGATTATGAATCAGATAGAGCTAGAGCAGCTAATGTTATGAGTATTCCAACAGTAGTATTAGCTGAAAACGGTCAAGAAATCAAACGCTTCGTAGGAGCTAAAACATACGAACAAGTATTAGAATTTATTAAATAATGGGAAAATTTCAATCAACAAAATTATTTGACGGATTCAGTTGTGTATTTCGTCAATGGAAAGCAGAAGGTACTCATTGCCAATTTTTACATGGTTATGGAGTATCATTTAGAGTATGGTTCGAAGGTGAATTAGACGAACGTAATTGGGTATGGGATTTTGGAGGTATGAAACGTGCTAAAGGTACTATTGATGGTAAAAATCCTAAAGCATGGATGGATCATATGTTTGACCATACTGTTATAGCATCAATAGATGATCCTTACTTGGATAAATTTAAACAAATGGAAGTAGATGGTATAATCCAATTAAGAATAATTCCAGCAACAGGAGCAGAACAATTTGCAAAGTACATTTATGAAAAACTAAACACTTTTATTCAAGAAGAAACAAAAGGTAGAGTGAAAATAACAAAAGTAGAATTTATGGAGCATAGTAAAAATACAGCAATTTATACAGAAATATGAGTTTAGGAAGAATAACAGATTACGATAAAAAATTACCAATAGTAGAATTATACTATTGTGTACAAAGTGAAGGTTCAAGAGCAGGCTTTCCAACAGTAGCCGTTAGAACAACAGGCTGTACTCACAGATGTTGGTTTGGTGAAGGTGGTTGGTGTGATTCATGGTATACAAGCATTCATCCTGAAAAAGGTGGATTTACATTTAATGATATTGTTAAAATGTATGATAATAGACCTGATATTACTGAAATGATGTTAACAGGTGGTTCTCCAACAATGCATCCTGATTTAGTTAATGAATTAACACATTTTGCTAATGAAAGAGGTATTGTAATTACAATTGAAACTGAAGGTTCACATTTTCTAGAAACAGATTTTCCAATTGGCTTAATTTCATTATCACCTAAATTTACTAATAGTGTTCCTAAATTAGGAGTATTAACACCAAAAGGAGCTGTAGTAGATCAAAAGATGATTGATCAACATAATAAATTACGTTTAAATAAAGACGCAATGTGTAAAACAATTGATTATCATACTAATTACCATTTTAAACCAGTGTGTAATCCTGTAGAAATGCCTGAAATTTGGGAAGAAATTGAAGCATTTAGAGTAGAGATGAATATTCCTAAAAACAAAACATGGATTATGCCTCCAGGTGATAATAGACAAGAGTTAATAAGAGTATATCCAATGGTATTTGATTTTTGTGCTGAACATGGATATAATTTTACAGGTAGAGAACATATTATTGCCTTTGATACTCGTCGTGGAGTTTGATTATAATACATAAAGAAGAGTCTATTTTCATATATTTATTAATATATGAGTAGATATAAACAAATATGTAATGAATGTAAAATACATTATAAATCAAATGGATCAGGGAGTAAATATTGTTCTCCTGATTGTAGGCAAATAGCAAGAGCTAAAGATAGACAATTTACTTCCTGTTCCTGTTGTTTTAAAGATGTTAGATATTTTCCTAACAGTGAACATAAAAATAAGAAAAATATTTTTTGTTCTAATAAATGTCAAGGAGAATGGATGAAAATTAATTCACAAAATCTTCAATTGGTTGAAAGAGCTAATAAGATGAGAGAAAGTTGGAATGAAAATGCTTGGAAAAAAGGAATTGAAACTAGAATAAAAAAAGGAAATATCATTGATTGGGATAAAGCAGGATGGAAACAATATTGGAAAAGATGTGATTGGTTAACTAGAAAAATTAGAAAACAAATGTTAGAAAATTGGGATGGTTATGATTATATTAGTAAAGAATATATTAAAGATAATTTAATTTTACATTATAGTCATGGTGATTATCCTACATTAGACCATATTAAACCCCGATCACAGTGTTTTAAAGAAGGTTTATCTCCATATGAAGCTACTAAACCAGAAAATTTAGCATGGACTACAAGAAAAAACAATAGTAAAAAATCACAGAAAAAATTAAAATAGAAAATGGTATTATTAACAACACATCCTGTTAAAAAATTAGATTTAGGTACTCATGGTAATCTATTTGGTGGTAAGTTACTCTCACTATTAGATTCAGCTGTAGCAGCTTATGCAATGGAGACATGCCATAGTAAAAATATGGTTACTGTTTCTATTGATAAATGTGAGTTTAAAAAACCTGCAAAAGAAGGTAATTTAGTAAAAATATATGCTGAATTAACTAAAATAGGAACTACATCAGCTCAATTTAATGTTGAGGCTAGAAATTATAATGTATTTACTGAAGAAGAAACTTGTATATTATCTACTCATATGACTTTTGTTAGAATTGATGACGAAGGCGGACCAATTCCAATTTCAGAAACAGTTAGAAGAAAATTTAATTCTCCAGTTACAAAATAATATTTATAATATATGAAAATAACGTATTTTTACCATAAAGGATGTCGTCAATGTAAAGACTTAGCTCCTATCATAAATGAATTTCAAGCTCCTCTTAACATTAATTTGGTAGACACATATACTGATAGTATGTTAATGGAAGAAAATACAATTAACTGGGTTCCTACTCTTGTGATTGAAGATAAAAACGGAAAACACAAATTTGAAGGACCAGCTGAAGTTAAAGAAGTTTTGAGAAAATTAGTTTTATGATAGTAGAATTCACAGAAAAAGAAATACAAGACAAAATTAAACAAATTGCTGATTTTATTAATCAGAAACAACATAATAAACCTCCTGTGTTTATATGTGTATTAAACGGTGCTTTTATGTTTTTTACGGATTTAGTGAAACAAATAGGTAAATGCGAAATAGACTTTATACGTGCGAAATCTTACGAAGGTACTACACAAAGTGAGATAAAAATTACTAAATCTTGTGAATTAGAACTAATAGATAGAGATGTTTATTTAGTAGATGATATCTATGATTCGGGAAATACAGTAAAAGCATTAATAAAACATTTATCAAACGAAAAAGCAAATTCAATAACACCAATTACATTATTTAAAAAGTGGCATTCAAATCATCCTGAATTAATATATGGTTTTGAATTAACAGATGAACATTGGTTAATAGGTTATGGTTTAGATGCAAGTGATGGTACTCAAAGAAACCTTACTTATATTAAAGGTATCCAACCAGGAGATTAATATTTATATTAAATGAATTCAACACACGTATTTAAAAGAAAAATAGCAGAAATAAAAGATGAATATCCTTTATTAGAAAATCATGGAGATTTATGGGCTTTAGGAATGTATGATAGTATTTGTGAAGAACAGATTTTAAAAGAATTTATTTCACAAACAATTGAAGCTGATAAAACTTCTAAAGAACTTGATAAACGTTTTCCAGCTTTAGATATTTCAATAAATATAGAATCACCAAAAGTATTTAGTATAAATCTACCTAAATCAGCTTTTAAATATTGGGGGGAAATATCTAAATTTCTTGATACTTTTGGTTGGTATCCATCTTATATAGCATTAGTTACAGAGGATTTTTTTGGTGGTTTTTTAAAAGATAAAGGAAAATATAGCAATGAATCTATGAATACCATGATGAAATCAGCTGATGATGAGGATGCTATTCAAATATCAATAGAAGCCAAATATGATACAGAACAACAACCAGAAAAATATTATTATCATTTAGTTCCCGATATTTATCTAGATAAAGTAGAATTAAAAGGTTTGACACCAAAAACCAAAAGTAAAATAGCAACTCATCCAGAACGAGTATATTTACTAAATCCAGATAATGAAGATGAATTTGAAAAAATAGCTAATATGCTGTATGATAAAACTCCATCAAAAGAAACAAAATCAAAAATTAAAAATTATCATCTGTTAAGAATTAATGCTGATGCTATAAAAGATAAAGTTAAATTTTATAACGATCCTAATTTTCGAATTGGAAATGGAGCTGTTTGGACATATCAAAATATAGCTCCTAAATACATAGAAAAAATAGAAACTATTCCTATTGGATAGTTTGGTAAAATAAAAAACAATTTATATATTATAATAAAGTTATGTCAGATAAGAAAAAATTCGATTTAGAATGTGTTACGCCCGGTTTTGCCAATGGCTTAGCACCAGGTGCACCATTCACCGAATCTCAAAAATGGGAAATGGTAGTAGAGGCTGAAGAAGCATATGGTAAATTTCTAGATGCATTAAAATGTGATTGGAGAAATGACCCAAATTCATCAAACACACCACACAGAGTAGCAAAAGCATATGTTTTTGATTTATGGAAAGGTAGATACGAGGATATGAGTGGAATAACTTCATTTCCATCAGATGGTTATGATGGTATTGTAATCGAACGTAACATTCCATTAACAAGTATGTGTTCACATCACCACCAAACAATTGGAGGTGTAGTTCATGTTGGTTATATTGTTGGTGAAAATGGTAGTGTAATCGGTTTATCAAAATTAAATCGTATTGTAGAACATTTTGGGCGCAGAGGTGCTATTCAAGAACAATTAACATCAGCAATTCATCAAGCAGTAGATAAAGTTTGTGAAAACAACAGAGGTGTTATTGTAACAGTAGTAGCAACACACAATTGTGTAAAATGTAGAGGTGTTAAACATCAAGGTGCATCAATGGTTACAACTAAAGCATCAGGAGTGTTTATGGATAATGCTAATCAAGCACGTACAGAGTATTTTGATAGTTTAAAAATTAATGGAAGTTTATAATATGGTAACAATTTACGCACACAAAAATCATCCAGATGCTGTTATACCTGAAGTAGCTTATGGTAAAACATCAGCTTGTTTCGATATTACTTGTACTGAAACAACAATAATTCCACCAAACGGTAAAGCAGTAGTACCTAATGGTTTAAATTTAGTAATAGAAGATAATTATAAATATTGGATGCAAATTCAATTAAGATCATCTAAAGGATTTAAACATGATTTAATTCCTCATTACGGAACTGTTGATCCTGGTTATACAGGTGATTTAGGTATTAAAATATACAATGTTGGTTCAACACCAGTAACTATTGAAAAAGGGGAAAGATATGCTCAAATAGCTGTTATCCCAATCCCAGAATATGAGATTATAGAATTAGATGATACTGAATTTGAATCTGTAAAATCTCGTCAAGGTAGAGGAGATAAAGGATTTGGTTCTTCTGGTAAATAATAATATTTATAATCATGAAAAAAGCAGATAACTTCAACCCTGGGAAGTGGTTAGTAGAAAACAAATTAACTAATCAATCACAGTTGAATGAAATGCCTATAATAATGGATCCTAATAGAAAAGTAGATTTAAATTCAATAGAACTTGATGGTGTTGATCCATCTGATTATCCTGATTTTTCTGATGCTTATGTAATATATGCTCAATACACAGATGGGACCCCACTAACAGAAGATGAATTAGATGAATTTAATGATAAACATTATGATATAGCTCAGGAATTAGCTTTAGAAAGATTTTACTAGAAAATAAAATTAAAATTTTATAACATTAAGGCTTGGGAAACCAAGCCTTTTTTTGTATATTAACAGAGAATGTATCAATCAATTTATTATGATAAAGACGAAAAACAATATTATCTAAGAGATGATAGTTGGGAAGGCTTTAAGGAATTCCAATATTGGCCTACTTATTATCAAAAAGATTATGAAGGTGAATTTGAAACATTAGAAGGTGAACGAGTATCTGCTGTTAATCGTATTAAAGATTGGAAAGATACAAGTTATTTTGAAAAAGATGTTGATAGAACCACACGTTTATTAGTAGACCAATATTATGAATCAGACGAAACACCAAAATTCCACAATATTGTTTATTTAGATATAGAGTGTGAAATATTAGGTGCATTAACCGAAGAAAGTATTAAACAAGCATTAGCTAAAATAACAGCACTTGCTTTATATGATAATAATTCTAAAAAATACTATTGTTTAATATTAGATGAAACAGGTACTATGGAAGAAGTACATGATGATACTAAAGAGGTAATACCTTACACTTCCGAATCTGATTTATTACATGGTTTTTTAAATAAATGGTATCAATTAGATCCTACAATTGTTACAGGATGGAATAGTATGTTTTTTGATATACCTTATTTGTATTATAGAATAAGTAAAGTATTAGGTACAGATATAGCTAAAACATTATCTCCAATCAATAAAATAAAAATAACACCATATTCAGAACAACCAGTAAGTATTGGAGGGGTTGCGCATTTAGATTATATGCTTTTATTTAAAAAGTTTATTACTAAACAAGAACCAACTTATCGATTAGGTGATATTGGTACTAAGTATGTTAAATTAGGTAAAATTGAATATGATGGTTCATTAGATAATTTATTTAGAGAAGATGTAAATAAGTTTATTGAATATAATGTTCGAGACGTTGAAATTATTGTTGAATTAGAGAAAAAATTAAAATTTATTGAATTAACAATTACAATTTGTCATTTGTGTCATACTGATTACGAACAGATTTACTTATCAACAATGTTAAATGAGGGAGCAATTTTAACATATTTAAAACGTAAAGGAATTGTTTCACCTAATAAACCTACAACAATGAATCCTGCTTTAAGGGATTTAAGTGTTAAAAAAGCAAAATGGGAATATGAGCAAGGTAATATTACTAAAGAGGAATTAGAAGAAATTATATTCTTAGCAGAATATGCAGGTGGTTATTTAAAAGATCCTATTCCTGGTTTATATGAGTGGGTTATTGACTTAGACTTTACCTCGTTATATCCTTCAATCATTCGTTCACTTAATATGGGTATTGAAACTCTAGTAGGTCGTGTTGTAAATGGAGGTAAATTTGATAATCAATGGTCTTTAAAGGAATTAAAACAAATGGATCCTAATAAAGTAGTTGTTATTGAAAAAATTAAAAAGAATAGAACAATTGCTACTTCACAAATTACAGTAGGCGGATTAATTAGTATTATTGAAAGTAATGATTTAATAATTTCTGCTCCTGGTGTTATATTCCGTAAAGATAAATCTAGTATTGTTTGTGAAATTTTATCTGATTGGTTTGCTAAACGTCAAGAATATAAAGATTTGATGAAACAAGCATACAAATCAGGTAATAAAGAGTTAGGTGATTTTTATAATAGTAGACAACATGCTTACAAGATTAAATTAAATGACGTTTATGGTGTATTTGCTATTAACGGATGGAGATACACAGATGGTAATAAGTTTATATCTAAAGCTATTACACTAACAGGTCAACGATTAACACAAGAATCAATTAAATTTGTAAATATTTGGTTAAATGAACAATTAGGTACAGAAGATAAAGATTACATTGTAACATCAGATACTGACTCGTTGTTTATTCAAGTTAAAGATTTAATATTATTCCGTAAACCAGAATTAGCCACTGCAGATCAAGAAACAATTGTACAAGAGGTATTAAAAGTTGCTACTGAAATACAATCATTAGCAAATAATTATTTAAATACTTTAGTACAAGAGTTATTTAACATTAAATTTCCTGACGAACCACATTATTTTGAATTAAAACAAGAGGTTGTATTAGATAGAGGTTATTTTGCAGGTAAAAGAAGATACGCAATGCATATTGTTAATAAAGAAGGTGTAACAGTAGATGAACTAGATGTTAAAGGATTAGATTTGATGAAATCAAATTTCCCTCCTATATTTAGAAAATTTGGTGAACATATTATTAATGAAATTATGTTTGGTAGAGAAAAAACTGATATTGATAAACAAATTCTAGATTTTAGAACATCAATAAGAACAGTTGATTGGAGAACAATATTAAAACCAACAGGTTTAAAGAAGATGAAAGAATATATTGCATCACCTCCTATGACTGGTGATATATTTTCAAGATTAGGTAACAAATGTCCAATTAATACAAAAGCTGCTATTTATTATAATGATATTTTACGATTTAAAAAGTTAGATAAAAAATATCCAACATTTCAAATTGGTGATAAAATGTTTATAGCTTACTTAAAAGACAACCCATACCGAGTTGATGTTGTAGGATTTAATGGGTATAATGATCCACCTGAAATAATGGAATTTGTTGAAAAATATATAGATAGAGACGGTTTATTTGATTCAGTTATGAAAAATAAATTAGAATCATTATATTCAGATTTAGGATGGGGTGCTGTAGTATTAAATCAAAATATTAACAAATTCTTTAAGTTTTAGTAATATTTATAATTATGAAAGATAATTTTGATGTTCATAAATGGAATAATCAACGAAAACTAACAGAAGCTAATATTTTTGAAATAAAAATAAATAATCCTTTATCATTAGTAAGATCAAATTTTGACTATGATGGAACTTTTCTATATTTTACCACACAAGAGGGAGGTAAACTATTAAAAAAATTATTACCAATGCCATCACCATCTATTTTATCAATTTACTATAAAAAAATACTACCAGAAAATCCTGAGTATCCTAATGTTGTTCAAGAAGCAAAAAAAGCACTTAATGTTATATTATTATCTTCCTTAAAAGATAATCCTAATATGACTTTTCGTTTATCAACAATTAAAGAAGACTCTTTATCAAATGGTATGGTTGTTGTTTTAGATATGGATAAAGAAAATAATAATGAAGAAAAAAATATTATAATGAGAACTATTAATGACGCTTTAAGTTCATCTGTTGATGATGTTTTAGAAGATATAGTAAATGGAAATGAGGCAGGAGATTATGAAGAATATGATGAATAATATAATTAATAGATTTTAAATTAAGGCTTGGATAACTAAGCCTTTTTTTGTATATTTATAATAAATAAGTTATGATTAATAAGTTAGATCTTACGGCTATTATTTCCAAGTATTATTTAAACGGCCTAGTTGAAGCCGTTAAATGGGAAATTCAAGATAACAACCTTTCAATTAAATTCACTGCACCTGACCGTTCAATGTTAGGTATAGTTAAGCACAGTAATTTTGAAATCGAAGATTCTGTGTTCGGTGTTAATAATACAACACAATTAAACAAACTACTAGGTATTACTAATGGTTATTTAGATCTTAAATATATTAAATACAATAATAAGATTACCAAATTAGTAGTATCAGATAATCAATTTACTTTAAATTATGCTGTTGCTGATATACAAATTATCCCAAAAGCAGGAGAATATATCGGAGATGATAGTTACAACATCATGGCTGATTTAGATAATGAAAGTATTAATGCTATTGTTAAAGCTAAATCAGCTTTAGCAGATAGTGATACAGTTGTATTTAAACCTCACACAGGTGCTGATGGAGATTTACAAATGGAAATGGAATTTGGTGGAAATATAGAACATTCTAATAAAGTATCGTTTTATATACCAAATATCAAAACAAAAGACTTACCTACAAACTTTAAAGCACATTACAATTCAGATTTAATAAAAGAAATAATGTATTGTAATAAAGATGTAGCTACAGGTAAAATGGTTATAAATTTAGATGGGATTATGAGTTTAGTATTTGAAAGTAATAATCTTAAAAGTGAATATTTTCTAGTTGCAAAAGAAGTATAAGAAAATTTGGATATTATAAAAAATCATCGTATATTTAGTGTAATTAAATTTAGTTATGACAGAAATAAAAGAACCATCAACCTCCAACACAACAATTATTAGAGATCCTAAAATTGAACCATTTTACATAAGTAAAGATGCTTATTGTTATACTATCTTTAAAACGGTTACTCCTGATATAAGATACACAGAAAATAACCAACCAGGTAAAGAATATTCAAAATCATTAGGACATTATAGTAGCTTTGCAAGTTGTTTAAAAGCTTTAGCAAAAGAAAAAGTAAATGACAATCAAAATTATAGTTCTATACAAGAATATATTGATAAATTTAAAAAATTAGAAACATCAATTAAAGAATTATTAAACGTAGTAGATTAAATAAAAATATGAAATTAGAAGCATTATACAACGCAGTTATCGTTAAGCCATTTGAGGCTGAGGAAACAACTCACGGAAACATTATAGTTCCCGATTTAGGAAATGAAAAAAACAAACTAGGAAAAGTAGTAGCAGTAGGAGATGGATATTATTCAGTTACTGGTGCTTGGTTAGACACAATTTTAGAAGTAGGAAATATTGTTGTATTACCAACTATGGGATTTACTAAATTAGAACACGAAGGTGAAGAATATTGGATTGGACCTGAAAATCAAGTATTAGCTCGTCTCAACAATGAAACAGAAGAAAAAATATAAAAATCATGAGTAAAATTATAGAATTTGGCCCAGAAGCCCGTAAAAAACTATCAGCTGGTATAGATAAACTAGCAAACGCAGTAACATCAACGTTAGGACCTAATGGTCGTAACGTAGTTATTGCTAATCAAGGTATTCCACAAAGTACAAAAGATGGTGTTACTGTAGCAAAATCAATCACATTAGAAGATCCAATTGAAGAATTAGGTGTTCAATTACTAAAACAAGCAGCTATTAAAACAGCTGATAATGCTGGTGATGGTACAACTACATCTACATTATTAGCCCAAGAAATGGTTAAACAAGGTTTACTTCATTTAAATAATGGAGCTAATGCTGTAGAAATTAAACGTAGTATTGATAAAACAGTTAAAGAATTAGTTAACTTTATTCGTACAGATATTAAAGAAGATATTTCATCTGAAGACCAACTTAAACAAGTTGCTACAATTTCAGCAAATAATGATCCTGAAGTAGGTGAATTAATAGCTACTGCAATGCAGAAAGTTGGTCGTGAAGGAGTAGTGTTTATTGAAGAATCTAAAAACGGTGAAACTTATCTTGAAACAGTAGAAGGAATGCAGTTTGATAGAGGTTACAAATCACCTTATTTTGTTACTGATAATAACACTATGAGTACTACTATTAGTGATGCATTGATTTTAATAGCTGATAAAAAATTCACACAAGTTAAAGAATTATTACCAATTTTAGAAGCAGTATCAACACAAAATAAATCATTATTAATTATTGCTGAAGATATTGAAGGTGAAGCATTAGCTACTTTGATTGTAAATAAAGCAAGAGGAATTTTAAAAGTAGTTGCTGTTAAAGCTCCTGATTTTGGTGATAGAAGAAAATTAATCCTTGAAGATATTGCTATTATGACTGGTGGTCAAGTATTCAGTACTGAAAAAGGAATGAAACTTGATAAATTTAATTGGGAATGGTTTGGTGAAGCTAGAGTAGTAACAGTAGGTAAAGATACTACAACATTAGTTGATGGTAAAGGTGAAGCAGAAAAAATCGAAGCTCGTATCACAGAACTACAATCACAAATTGAAAAGTCAGTATCTCCATATGAAAAAGAAAAATTGCAAGAACGTTTAGCTAAATTTGTGGGTGGAGTAGCAATTGTTCACGTAGGTGGTTTTACTGAATCTGAAATGAAAGAGAAAAAAGACCGTGTTGATGATGCTTTACAAGCAACAAAAGCCGCTTTAGAAGAAGGTATTGTTCCAGGTGGTGGTGCTGTATTATTACACGCTCGTACTAGCATCAATATTAGTGATATTGGTTCACAAATTGTTTATAATGCTTGTGCTGCACCATTTAAGAAAATTTTATCAAATGCTGGTTATGAGCAAGAAGATATTTATAATGCTGTTAATTCAGTAACAGGTGGTGATTATTGGTTTGGTTGGGATTTAAAATCAGAAGATTTCGTAAATATGAAAGATGCAGGTATTATTGATCCAGCTAAAGTAACTAGAACAGCACTTGAAAATGCAGCATCAGTTGCAGGTACTATTTTATTAACAGAAGCAGTAGTTGTTGATAAACCTGAAGACAATAAAAATGATGACGGATTAGGAAATATGATGGGAATGATGTAAATTTAAAGAAAATGAGAGACGCAGTAAGTTTAATAGGAAAATCACTTCAACTTAAAGAAGTAAAATACACCATTAGTAGTGTAAATTTTGTACCCGGAACTAATAAATTGTATATTGGACTAGCTAAGTCTGATGGTGTAATGGTAAATTATTCATATTTAGACTTATTGCCGTTTCTTATTGAACAAATTAAGTTATGATAAAAGAAGTTAATAAACTAATAGCAGAACGAGTACCACCAGGTGATCAATGGACCCTAGTATATGATACTAAAGCTATTATCTATAATTCTATTGCACATACTTTAGAAGCACATTATTGGTTAGCAGATGTTAAACCTAAAGCATTTAGACTTGAACCAGCAAAAGGTTTATTATTTGCTATTGTAGATGAAGATATAGAAGAAACTATTGAACAACCTAAAACATTTAACATTTATGGCGAATAAAGAACATACAATTTTAGTTGAGAAATATAGACCTAAAACATTAGATACTTATCTTTGTGATGATACATTAAGAGATAAATTTCAAACATTTCTTACTGAACAAGATATTCCACATTTAGGATTCTTTGGATTACAAGGTAGTGGTAAATCAACACTAGCAAAAATATTAGTAAATAATATTAATTGTGATTATATCTATCTAAATGCTACCGAAAACAGAGGTATGGATGATATTAAAGAAAAAGTAGGTTCATTTGCTTCTGCTGCTAGTTTTAAACCATTAAAAATTGTTATTTTAGATGAAGCAACTCATATTCTACAAGCATCACAAGTATTGTTGTTAAATATGATAGAAACGTATAGTTTAACGACAAGATTTATTTTGACAGGAAATTATCCTGAACGTTTAATTCCACCTCTAAGAAGTAGATTACAAGAATTTAAATTAACTCCTCCATCTAAAAAAGTAGTTGCTAAACATGTAGTTAATATTTTAGAAACTGAAGATATTGAATTTGAAATAGAAGATTTAGCAAAAATTATTCATAGTTCATATCCTGATTTTAGAAAAATCATCAATACTTGCCAAAAACATATTGTTGATAATGTATTAACATTACCAGGAACATTAAGTAGTAATAATGATTTTAACAAACAAATAATAGATGAATTGAAAAAACCGTCTAGTAAAACGTTTAATGCTATTAGACAGATTATCGCAGATAATAATATTTCCTCGTTTGATGACGTGTATAAATACTTATATGACAACGATAATCACTATGCTGTAGGATGTGAAGGACAAATAGCAATTATTTTAAACGAGTGTATTTATCAATCAAACTTTAAAGTAGACTTAGAAATAAATTTTATGTCTTGTATCTCTCGTATTATTGAAACATTAAAAACAAATAAAATTTTATAAACAAAATGAGCAAACAACAACCACAATTAAACACAAACATTGATATCAAAAGCACAACTGCTATCAAATCACCAGATGGTAATCAAGTATTCGCTGAAGGTGTAATTTTACGTAAAGTATCTAGATTTATAACAGGTACATCAGAAGACGGAATAATTCCAGTACCAGTATTTTATGATATAAAAACGGGTAAAGTATTAGTAGAATTATTACCTAAAGAATTGAGAGCAGAGTTCGAAGATGACAATATTTGATTTTTTTAAACAAGTAACTACCGATAAAAAACCTTGGTCATCTTTTACCGAAGATGAGCAAAAGGCATTTAATCCTTATATGCTACATAAAATAGTATCTATGACCGAGGCTTATATCGAAGTTGCTAATTTAGGACAATCATTACCTTATACTGAAAAAGAAAAAATATATAAATTTTATTGTGAATTTTTACCTAAAAAATCTATATATTCAAAATATATTAAAGGTACTAAAACAAAAGTAAATGAAGATTTATTACAATATATTTCTAAGTATTATGAATGTTCATTTAGAGAAGCTGAAGAATATTTAACTCTATTAAGTAAAGAAGATACAGTAAATATTTTGAGCAGATATGGTATTGAAGATAAAGAAATTAAAAAACTAATTAAATGAAAGAAGCAGTAAATAATCCAGCACACTACGGTGGAGCAGACAATCCTTATGAAGCAATCAAAGTTATTGATGCTTGGGATTTAAATTTTAATTTAGGAAATACAGTTAAATATATTGCTCGTTGTGGTAAAAAAGATGATGAAATACAAGAGCTTGAGAAAGCAGCTTGGTATTTAAATAACGAGATTAAAAAAAGAAAATCTCGTAATGGATGAGGCATTAAGAGCTTATTATGGTTTTAGTACAGGAATAAAAGAAAAAAAACCAAAAGCTAAAAAACTACCTTCTATTGTAAAGGAAATAAAAAAATATACTTTACAAACAATGGATTATTCTAAACAAAAATCCATTTCATATAGTCAAATGTCTATGTTTACACATTGTCCACACAAATGGGCATTACAATACAAAGACGGACATTATACATCAGAGTCGTCTATAAACATGACTTTTGGTACTGCATTACACGAAGCGCTTCAACATTATATTACCACTATATACGATAAAAGTGGCGCAGAAGCCGATAGAATTGAGTTAAATGAATACTTTGAAGAACGTTTAAGAGAAACATATAAAAAAGATGTTAAATCAAATAATAACGTTCATTTTTCAAATTCATTTGAATTAGCTGAATTTTATGAAGATGGAATTAAGATTCTTGAATATATTAAAAAAAACAGAAATACACTTTTTAATAAAAAAGGTTGGTATTTAATTGGTTGTGAAGTTCCTATTTTAACAAACCCAAATCAAGAATATCCTAACATTTTATTTAAAGGATATTTAGATGTTGTTTTATATAATGAATTAACAGGTAAATTTTTAATATTAGATATAAAAACAAGTAAAACAGGTTGGAATGATGATTCTAAAAAAGATGAAACTAAACAATTTCAATTAATACTTTATAAGTACTTTTTTTCAAAACAATTTAACGTTTCAATAGATAATATAGATATTAAATTTTTTATTGTAAAACGAAAAATAAACGAAGATGCTGAATTTGCAGCAGCTAAAAGAAGAGTACAAGAATTCATTCCTGCAAACGGAAAAGTAAAAGTAAATAAAGCAACACAAGCTATGGATAAATTTATTAGTACTTGTTTTGAACAAAATGGTACTTACAAACAAATAAGTCATGAACCTATTCCTAGTCTATGGAATTGTCGATTTTGCCCATTTTCAGGTAAAAATGACTTGTGTTCAAAGGGATTAAAATAATCTCATATATATTTATATTTTTTATGTTTTGTCATATATTTATATATAACAAAATAAATAAAATTTATGAGTAAAAAAGACATGACACTAACCTCTGTGAAAATTCAGAGTGATTTGTTTGAACTCTTCAAGATAGAATGTGTTCGAATGAAATTTTCATTACAAAAATTAAACGATAGAGCAGTTCATTTATATTTGACCGATCCTGAGTTTAGAAAAATGATTCATTCTCATAGTAATTTAGATACTACTGAGTAATTGAATTTGGTTATTAAAAAGAAAAGTTATATATTACCAATACACAAGTTATGATAAAAGAAAAATTCGGTTATTTAAAACCTGACGAAAGAAAGAAAATACTCCTAATATGCGATGATATTCGTGTACATTCAGGAGTAGCAACAGTTACAAGAGAAATAGTATTTCACACAGCTCAACATTTTAATTGGGTAAATTTAGGAGGAGCAATTAACCATCCTGAAGCCGGTAAACGTTTAGATTTATCTCAATCAATAAACGAGGCTACAGGTTTAACAGATTCTTCTGTATTTATGTATCCTGTAAATGATTATGGAACTCCAGATTTATTACGACATATAATAAAGATTGAAAAACCAGATGCTATAATGCTAGTTACTGATCCACGTTATTTTATATGGTTGTTTAGTATGGAAAATGAAATTAGAAAACATATTCCAATTACTTATTTGAATATCTGGGATGATTATCCAGCACCTTTATATAACAAACCATTTTATGAGGCTTGTGATTTATTAATGGGTATTTCAAAACAAACAGTTAACATTAACAAATTAGTTTTAGAAGAAAAAGCATCAGATAAAATCATTAAATATGTACCTCATGGTTTAAATCATGAAATATTCAAACCTTTAGATAAAAATGATCCTGCTTTAATTGAATTTAAGAAAAGAATACTTAAAGGCAAAGAATATGATTTTGTGTTATTTTTTAACTCTAGAAATATTAGACGCAAACAAATCCCAGATACTATTTTAGCATACAGACATTTTATAGATAAATTAACTGCTGAACAAGCTAAAAAATGTGCTTTTGTATTACATACTGAAAGAGTAAGTGAACATGGTACTGATTTAGATGCTGTTATTGAATTATTAGCTAATGGTGAAGAATACAATATTATCTTTACAGATGATAGATTTGACCCACACCAAATGAATTTGCTTTATAATTGTACAGATGCTCAAATTTTATTAACTTCAAATGAAGGTTGGGGATTAAGTTTAACTGAAGCATTATTGACAGGTAAACCAATTATTGCTAACGTAACAGGTGGAATGCAAGACCAAATGAGATTTGAATTTGAAGATGGAACGTGGATTGATTTCACCCCAGATTTTCCTTCAAACCATAATGGAACTTACAAAAAACATGGTAAATGGGCATACCCAGTATACCCAACCAATAAATCATTGGTAGGTTCACCAGTAACACCGTATATATGGGATGATAGATGTACAGCCGAGGACGCTGCTGAACAAATTATGAACGTTTATACAGACGAAAATCGTGTTGAAAACGGTTTAGCAGGTAGAGAATGGGCATTAAGCGATGAAGCCGGATTTACAGGTGAAAAACAAGGTATTAGAGTAATAAATGCATTTGATGAATTATTTTCAACTTGGGAACCAAGAGAAAAATTCGAATTTATTAATACCAATGAAGTTAAGGATAGAAAAATAAACCATAAATTATTATACTAAAAAAATGAACAAACCGTTATTTATAATTAGTTCTGCATTTGATACTTACAGTGGGTATGGTGCTAGAAGTCGTGATCTGATCAAAGCAATTATTGAAACAGACAAATATGAGGTAAAACTATTATCTCAACGTTGGGGAAATACACCATTTGGTTTTTGTGAAGACAATTCTGAATGGGAATTTTTAAGTAAATTAGTATTACCTAATAATCAATTACCTAAACAACCAGAAATTTGGATGCAAATTAGTGTTCCAAATGAATTCCAACCAGTAGGAAAATACAATATTGGTTGTACAGCAGGTATTGAAACAACAATATGTCCTCCTGATTTTGTAGAAGGTATAAATAGAATGGATCTAACATTAGTATCTTCAGAACATGCTAAAAAAGTATTCCAAGATTCTAAATATGAAAAAAGAAATCAACAAACTAATCAATTAGAAGGAGTCGTTGAGTTAAATAAACCAATGGAGGTTTTATTTGAAGGTGCTAATTTAGATGTTTATAAAGCAATTGATACACCTTGTTCTTTAGATATTAACATAAAAGAAAGTTTTGCTTACTTATTTGTAGGACATTGGATGCAAGGAGATCTTGGAGAAGATAGAAAAAACGTAGGTTTTTTAATTAAAGCATTTTATGAAACATTTAAAAACAAATCAAATAAACCAGCACTTATTTTAAAAACATCTCAAGTAGGTTCTTCATATGTTGATAGAGAAGAAATTTTGAAAAAAATTAAAATGATTAAAAAAACAGTTAATTCTACAAACCTACCAAACATTTATTTATTACATGGTGAATTCACTGATGTTGAAATGAATGAAATATATAATCATTCTAAAATAAAAGCTATGATTAATTTAACTAAAGGTGAAGGATTTGGAAGACCATTACTTGAATTTACTTTAAGCAAAAAACCATTAATTACAACAGGTTGGTCAGGACATTTAGATTTTTTAAATCCTGAATTTACTACTTTAATTGGAGGTAATTTAGCTAATGTTCACCCAAGTGCTGCTAATCAATTTATATTAAAAGAAGCACAATGGTTTTCACCAGATCCAGGTCAAATAGGTTTTTATTTAAAAGATGTATTTGAAAATTATAAAAACTATACTGATGGAGCTAAACGTCAATCACACTATAGTAAAACTAACTTTAGTTGGGATAAAATGAAAGAAAAAACAGATGAATTATTTACTAAATATATTCCTGAATTTCCAAAACAAATAGAATTAAAATTACCTCAATTAAAAAAAATTGAATTACCAAAATTACAAAAAATATAATGAATAACGAACAAATGATAATATGCCCTAAATCAAAGGGCGATGCCTGTATGGTAACAGAAGCGACCCCAGGCATCAAAACATACTTTAGTTTTTCATGTGGTTTTCAAACAAATTCTTTAATGAAAGAAGGAGAAGATTTTTATGAAGAACAAATATCAATACTACCTGAATTATACAAAGATTTAACATGGAAAGATCCTGAAACCGAATTGATGTGGATTCCAAGCATGGTAAATGAACCTACTAAAGGTATGATTTTTGCTAATGGTCCTTCTAAAGATAGTTGGGGATGGTCAGCTGTAAAAGCAGTACCAGTAACAGAAGCAGAAGCTGAAAAATACCCAATTCCAGGTAAAAAAGGTGAGTATTATAAATTGAGAATGGATATGACAACTATGAAAAATTTTTCTGAAAGAGAATACATAGATGCTTTATCTTATGTTGGCTTACTACCGGAATAATCGTATATTGGCAGTATGAAAATTAGTTATGCAATTACTGTCTGTAACGAACTAGAAGAAATAAAACAACTATTACCTTTTCTAATCGAAAATAAAAGAAAAGAAGATGAAATAGTTGTTTTTTTCGACTCAGTTAATGGTTCTCAAGAAGTAGAACAATATTTAAGAAGTATTGAACCTGGTTTGACCTATACCCCAATTGAAAATTATACTTTTAGATGGTATGGTTATGATTTTTATGGTGATTTTTCTAATATGAAAAATGAACTTACTGAATTTTGTAAAGGTGATTATATATTCAATATAGATGCTGATGAAATGATTTCTAAAGATTTTATTGAGGTATTACCTTTAATCATTGAAAATAATCCTGAAGTAGAATTTTATTGGGTCCCAAGAGAAAATTACGTAACAGGAATAACTCAAGAACATATTCAAAAATGGGGTTGGAAATTAGATAATTACAACAGAATAAATTACCCAGATTATCAAGGTCGTATTTACAAAAATGAACCTAATAGAATTATGTGGGTAAATAAGGTTCATGAAAGAATTGTAGGATATAAACATTATTCAACATTACCTGATAACCAGGCTTTTTCAATAAACCATACAAAAACAATAGAAAAACAAGAAAAACAAAACGAGTTTTATAATACAATATGAAAATAAAAACATCCCATTTTGATAAAAAATTATTTGAAGATAAACTTCAACATTTATCCCATTTAGATTTTTCGTTATTCGTAGAAACTCCTCCACAATCACAAGATGAATTATCAAACATAAACATTATTTCATTCCAAGAACCTAATGAGTATTTTGGTTTACATGATTGGACTATCCAAAATAAAAATTTATTTGATGTTATACTAACACAAAGTGATAAAGTATTAAATAATTGTGACAATGCTACTTTCCAACCGTTTGGACATACTTGGTTACAACCAGATCAATATAATAAAGAACATGATAAAAATTTTCAATTATCTCACTTATGTGGTAAATTATTAAAAACATATGGTCATTCTTTAAGACATGAAACTTTAGCAAGACAAAATGAATTTAATATTCCTCTTAAATTTTATGATGTTTATGGAGATAGAAATAACATTGAAGATGCTCGTTTAGGTAAAGAATTTATATTTGGAGATTCACAATTTGGAGTAGTAATTGAAAATACTTCACGTAGAGGATATTTTACTGAAAAAATATTAGATTGTTTTTTACTTAAAACTATTCCAATTTATTGGGGTTGTTCGAATATTGGGGATTTTTTTGATATAGACGGTATTATTACGTTTAATAACGTAGATGATTTAATATATATATCTAATAATTTAACAGAAGATTATTATGAATCTAAAAAAGAAATTATAAATAAAAATTGGGAATTAGCTTTAAAGTTTGTACATTACGAACAAAATATAATAAATAAAATAGAAGAAATTTTTAAACACAACAATATAATATGAAAAAAATATGGTACGCCCCCTATAAGTTTGAATCTTATGGAGAAGAAGAAATTAAAGCAGTAGAAGAATCATTACGTTCAGGGTGGTTAGGTGGACAAGGTCCTAAATCTGTTGAATTTGAAGAAAAAATTGCTAAACGTTTCGGAAAAAAATATGGAGTGTTTGTAAACTCAGGATCATCAGCTTGTTTATTAGCATTAGCTTGTTTACAATTACCAAAAGGAACCAAAGTTATTACACCAGCTTGTACATTTTCAACAACATTAGCTCCTATGATTCAATTAGGACTTAACCCAGTATTTGTAGATGTAGGATTAAACGATTACGTAGCTGACATCGATCAAATAATAGAAGCTATTACACCTGAAGTTAAAGTAATTATGTTACCTAATTTAATTGGTAACAAACCAGATTGGAAAAAACTAAAAAATGATATAAAATTTTTAGGTAGAAAAGATATTATATTAATTGAAGATTCGGCAGATACTATTACTAATACTCCTGAGTCAGATATTGCTACTACAAGTTTTTATGCTTCTCATGTTATTACTGCTGGTGGTACAGGAGGTATGGTGATGTTTAATGATAAAAAATTAGTAAATGTTTGTCTTCAATTTAGAGATTGGGGTCGTTTAGGTGGAGATTCTGAAATAATGTCTGATCGTTTTAATCATATGGTTGATGATATTCCTTATGATCATAAATTTTTATATAGTGTTTTAGGATACAATTTTAAATCATCAGAAATGAATGCTGCTTTTGGTTTAGTTCAATTAAAACGATTTGAGAATTTTGAACAAATTAGAAGAAAAAATGTCGAGCGTTATATTGAAAATCTTAAAGATGTAAAAGAAATTTTATTACCTGATGATTCTATCCACCCTAATTGGTTAGCTATTCCTTTACAAACAGAAAAAAGATATGAGTTACTTAATTTTTTAGAAGATAATAATATTCAAACTAGAGTAACATTTGCTGGTAATGTAACTCGCCATCCTGCCTATAGAGAATATTTACAAGATTTTACAAACTCTGATATTATTATGAAAAATGGATTTTTATTAGGAGCACATCATGGAATGACTGTTGGTGATGTGGATTATGTATGTGATAAAATTAAAGAATTTTTTAATAAATGATAGATTTAAAAAAACAAATAGTCAAAATTGCTTTTAAGCACAAATTAAGTCACTTAGGAAGTTACCTTTCTAGTGTTGATATAATAGATGAAATATATTCTAAAATGAATAAAGATGATATATTCATCCTATCCTCAGGACATGCTTCATTAGCGATGTATGTTTGTATAGAAAAATATTTTGGTATTGATGCTGAAATGTTATTTTTAAAACATGGAGGTCACCCTCATAGAGATGAAGAAAATAAGATTCATTGTTCAACAGGTAGTTTAGGTTTAGGTTTACCTATAGCATTAGGTAGAGCATTAGCTAATCCAAATAGAAAAGTATGGGTATTAATTAGTGATGGTGAGGCAGCTGAAGGAAGTATTTGGGAATCACTTAAAACAATTCAAGAATTAAATATTAACAATATTGAGGTATTTGTTAATATAAATGGATTGTGTGCTTATAAAGAAGTAGATATTGATTACATGTCAATAAGACTTAAATCATTTTTACCTCGAATTGAATTAAGATACACTACAGTAGAACAATATCCTTTTTTAAAGGGATTAAATGCTCACTACCATGTAATGTCAGAAGAAAATTATAATCAAGTTATAAACATATGAGAAAAGAATTCGCACAACTATTACATACCGAAATGATTAATAATCCTGATATTTATTTAATCACAGGTGATCTAGGATATGGATTATGGGATAAAATCAAAAATGATTATCCTAATAGATTTTACAATGTTGGATCTTCAGAAATGGCTATGATGGGAGCAGCTATTGGTTTAGCTATGGATGGAAAAATTCCATATGTTTACTCAATTACACCATTTGCCATCTACAGACCATTTGAAATGATTAGAAATTATCTTGATCACGAAAATATCCCAGTAAATATTGTTGGAGGAGGTAGAGATAGAGATTATAGTTATTTAGGATTTTCACACTGGTCACACGATGATAGAAGAATAATGGGTGTTTTTGATAATGTAAAATCATTTTGGCCTGAAGATGAAGATGAATTGCTAAATAGTTTTCAATTTTCACTTACAAAACAATCACCTACTTATATAAATCTTAAACGATGAATGTATTAATAACAGGTGGAAATGGTTATGTTGCTAAAAGTCTTTATAATGCTTTAAAAGAAAAATATAATATAACTTTAATTACAAGAAAAAATTTTGATTTAACAGATTCATTTGAAACTCTTAAATTTTTTTCTAATAAATATTTTGATATTGTAATCCATACTGCGGCTGTTGGTGGTAGTAGACTCAAACCAGAAAACTCGTCTACTATGGATCAAAATCTTCAAATGTATTATAATTTATTATCATGTAAAAACAAATACAATAAATTTATATATTTTGGTTCAGGAGCAGAAATATATAACCCTGAATCACCATATGGTTTAAGTAAAAGAGTAATTGCTAAATCAACATCAGAAATTGAAAATTTTTATAATATAAGAATATTTGGTGTGTTTGATGAAAATGAATTAGATACTAGATTTATAAAAACATGTATTAGAAAATATATTAATAAAGAACCAATGTTGGTACAAGATAAAAAAATGTCCTTCTTCTATATGCAAGATTTAATTACATTAGTAGATCATCATATTCAAACCCCCTCAAGTTCTTTATTAAAAGAAAGTAATTGTGCTTATCTTAACTCAACTTCATTAATAGATATAGCTAATATTATAAATGAACTAGATGATTATAAAGTTCCAATTTATATAGATACACAAGTAGGAAAAGATTATGAATCAAAATATAATGCTCCGTATTTACTAAAATATATTGGATTAAATCAAGGAATTATAAAAACATATAATAAATTAAAAAATGAATATTAAAATAACGCTCCATATAATGCCATGGGATATAGATTGTGCATTATTAGTTTTTGATAAATTAAAACAATCTTCTTATTTTATTAGTAATGAAGATAAAATTTATATTGATTCTTTTTTAAATTTATCTCACGACATTATTGATTGGGATAATTCTTCATTTCCAAAAGAATATTTTATAAAAAAATATCAAATATTAGATGATCTAGTTAAAAATGTTTTTATCCATAAACCATTTATATATGACAAAGAAGGAATTTATGGTCATTTAGATTCCCAAAAAACCATAATTGAACCATTTATTGATTATTACATAGGATTATGTCCTGATGTTGAATTTCAAGAACATCTTCTTTATTATTTAATAGAATCAGCAAAACAAATAAAAAATGAATATTTTGTTTTAACTCCTCAAATTTTTAAGAGTTGGGATTCAAGTTGGGATATTTTAGTAAATGATAAATTTCAAGACATCCCTTACAATCAATGTTATAATATTGATATTCATAAAATAAGACATGACTGTTTAGAATTAGACACTCCTACACTTAAACTTTCTCCTGGTTTTAAATTTGCTGGTTGGCTTGATTTGTATAGTAAAAATTTTTATGAAAAATTAATACCTACTTTAGATGAATGGAAAGGATATGGTCCTTGGGATTTATATGCTATGAATGTATGTAATATTGCAAAATCTAAAGGAGTAGATGTTGAACAATATATTTTAGAAAACCAAGTAATATGGTTTAAAGATGTAGGTTGTTGGCAAAATGAAGAAGAACATGCGGGTCATGGAAAAATAAGATTAATTTATAAAGATTTTTTAACAATAAAACTTGGAAGACAAGAACAAAGATCGTATATTGATACAAATATTATTCATTATTTAAACCAATGGATAGAATATGCTAAAAATAATAATATAATTAAATAAAAAATGATAAAAACAATAACAACTTATGAAGATCTAGTTCAAGATCTTATTGACAACAAAATTACAATGGTTAGACCAGATGAATTTAAAACTATATTTAAACATTATCCTAAAATACAACAAGTAGAAGGAGATGTAGTAGAATGTGGTGTTTGGAGAGGAGGTTTTTCAATATTTCTTAGTTATATATTCCAGGATAAAAACATTTGGGTTTGTGATTCATATGAAGGTTTTCAACCACCTGAAATAGCTAAACATCAATATGATAAAGAAAGACATACTCATCTTGTTACTCACAACGCTGTAGGTCCATTAGCTATTAGTCTTGAAGAAGTTCAATTACATTTTAAAACATATGGTTTAGGTGAAGAAGAAAGAATTAAATTCTTAAAAGGATTTGTTAAAGATACTTTACCAACATCAGGAATTGAAAAAGTTTCATTATTAAGAATAGACGTAGATGCTTATTCTGCTACATTAGAAACATTAGAGGAATTATATGATAAAGTACAACCTGGAGGATATATAATATTTGATGATTCTTGTTTATATGAAACTTTAGATGCTATTAAAACATTTTTTAAACAAAGAAATATAGAAGAATATATTTTACACCCTGTTACTGATGAAAAATTATCATTAAATGCTCAACACACAAATGATGATTCAGGTTTTCCCGCAGGTTGTTATATTATAAAATAAATAAAATATGAAAAAAACATTAACTCAAATTGCAAATGCAGTTGTTTCCCAAAATGGGGAATCAAATGGGATTGATAAAGGAACAATTAAGAATTCATGTCATGGGTTTACAAAAGCATATGATAATATATTAACTCCTTTAAGAGAAAAACCTATTCTTATGTTAGAAATAGGAGTATCGGGAGGGGGTTCCCTTAAAATGTGGGAAGAATATTTCACAGATGTTACAATTATTGCTCTAGACATTGTTGATGAGACTCATCTATCAAATAATAAAACTTTTGTTTATCAATTAGATCAATCTAATGAAACTCAATTACAGAATTTTGTAAATCAATGTAACGAAAATGGATATGAATTTGATTTTATTATTGATGATGGAAGTCATCATATGAGAGACCAACAATTAACATTAGCTTATTTATTTCCATTACTAAAACCTCAAGGAATATACATTATAGAAGATCTTCATACATCTTTACTTCCTAATGGTTACCCAATATATGGAAAACTTATAGAAATTCACCCAAACAGACATAATACTACATTAAATTATCTTTCTCATGGTATAGATAGCATTTATATTACGGCAGAACAAAATAAATATTTAAATGAAAATATTGATTATATCAATATACATAATATATTTAATCCTATTATAGATACATGGCATGAATCTTTAGGTGTAGGAAAACCATATAAAGGAAGAAGCATAACATCATTCATATTTAAAAAATAAAAAATGAAAATAATTCAAATCGGGGCTAATAATGGAAAAGATAACGTTTTTGATTTCATTAAAGAAAATCAAAAATCACTAGAGTTAGCAATATTGATAGAACCTATACCTTTTATTATCAATGAATTAAAAGATCAGTATAAAGATATAAATAATATTGTAGTAGAAAATATAGCTATAACTAATGAAGAAAATCTTGAACAAATGACTCTATATTATTTAGGAGATAGTAATTATGAAGTAAGTTCATTTAGTAAACATCATGTAATAACCCATAAACCTCCAGGTTCATCATTTCCATTAGAATCATTAGAAGTTTCTTGTTTAACTATTAATAAGATTATGAATAAATATGATTTAGAAATAATAGATTATTTATTTATAGATACTGAAGGATTAGATGTTCATATAATAGCTAGTATTGATTTTACAAAGTATAAAATTAAAAATATTATATTTGAAGCTGTTCATACTGATGGTGCATTTAGTAAAGGTGAAAATTTTAATAAAATATGTAATTATTTAAATCAATTAGGATATAATTTATCAAATATAGACCAATTAAACATAAAAGCTAGTTTATGAAAATAATATATAGAATATCAGACGCAGGTTACAATAAAGTAAAACCTGACTATATTAACAATGAAAATTGTTTAAGGAATTTCGTTCATGTGTTTGGTAATCAAAATTTAGAAATTATAGCAGATCTT